AGCGGCCCCGAACCGGACGGCTCGGGGCCGCTGGCGTTGCCTGCTACTTGTGGTGTTCGGCGCGGGGGGCGGGCATCCCCGCCGCCTGCCACGCGGCCACGGACTCCAAGTCGAGCCGCCACACCTTGAAGTCGTCTTTCTCGCCGGTGATGAGCCCGGCGGTGACGGCCCGCCACACGCGCATCTTCGACACCCCGAGGTCGGCGGCGACGGTGGAGAGGTCACCGGTAGGGCGCCCTCCGGGGTCGGGATCACCGGCGCGGGAGTCCTCCCACGCACGGAGCGCGGTGAGCGGATACGCCTTGATCTTGCCGTTCGGGGACATGGCGATGTAGTCGGCGGCGTCACCGAGGAGCCCGAGGTAGGCGGCGCGGCGTACCTGGTCGGCGGTAGTGCCGGGGTTCATGCGGGCCCACCCGGCGGGGGTGGCGTAGTCGCGGCCGCCGCGGGTCACGATGTCGGGGGAGGTGGCGGTGGTGGCGCTCACGGGGTCACTCCTCTCATATGTTTGCGGGACATCATCGTATCACCGGCGCTGGCGCCACTGGACTACCACGGCGGCGTCACCCCACCGCCGGTCGGCGTACGCGTCGAACGCGACGTTGATGCGGACTTGCGATCGTTCGATGCCGCCGAAGAATCCGGCGCCGAGTTCGGATGAGGCGACGACGGCGGCGCCGACGGCGCGGCGGACGGCTTCGGCGCGGCGTCCGAACCGGCCCGCGAGTCGGGGGGGCAAGGTGAGGTTCACCGTGACCGTGGCGTCGGGCCCGTAGCGGACGTGCCCGAGCTGTTCGGCGAGCGCGGCGGCGTAGGCGAGGGTGGTGTGGTAGCGGGTGCGGCCGGTGAGCGGCCACCACCACGGTTCGAGTCCAGGGATGGGGAGTCCAGCGGGGGTGAAGGCGGCAATGTCGCTCATGATGTGCTCCTAGCGTGGGCGAGCCACGCGTGGGCGTGGGTGAGTCGGTCGTCGGCGATGGTGCGCGCCCCGGCCCGTGCGGCGTCCTCTACGGGGTTTTCGGGGTCGTAGTCGGTCGCGAGGTAGAGGAGCGCCGCGGCGGCCTCCATGGCGAAGCTGGCGGCCCGCGCGTAGGGGTTGCGGCGCTTGGTGGCGTTATTGTTCGCCACGGCGCCGATGAGGTCGGTGATGATGGACAGCAACGCGGCCTCGCCGCTGGTGTCGCATCCGGCGCTGTCGCGGATGTCGACCCACCCGCGGATGAACCGCGCGCGCACGGCCTTGCTGTCGATGTCGTCGCCGCTGTCGGTGAGGTCGGTGGTGATGTCGGCGAGGCGGAAGGCGGTGCCTCCGGCGAGGATCACGGCGGCGTCGTAGTCGGTGAGGTCGGGGGCGGCGACGGTGGCAACTTCGAGCGCGGCGAGTGCTGCGGTGAGCTGGTCGCGGCGGATGCGGTTGGGGTCGTTGGAGTTCATGGTGTTCCTTCGCGGGTAGGGCGGGGCCCGGCGCCGTCGGTGGCGCCGGGCCCCGGTGTCGAGCGGCTAAGCGTTGAGTTCGTCGCGGATGCGTTCCCACTCGGGGAGGCGTCCGAGGAGCGACGCGTTGCGGTATTCGTCGCCGCGGCACCATTCGGCCGTCTTGGCGTTCACGAGGTCGCGGAGTTCGCGCACCTGGCGGCGGGTGATGTCGTCGGCGTCGGCGGCGCGCACAACGGCGTTCCACGCGTGGATGAGCTTCGTGTCCGCGCTCGGGGCCGGGGTGGCGCCCATGTCGATGTCCTCGATGGTCTTGCGGAGGGCCCGGTAGTTCACGGTGTGGGTGATGTTGGACAGCGCGGGGACGGGGTGGGCGTCCACGCGAGTGCGCAGCGTCTTCGTGTGCTCGGCGAAGGGGCCGCCGTCGACCAGCGTGCACCCGGTACCGGTGCGGGACTCCTCAAAGTGGAGGATGACGCCGGTGCGGATGATGTCGGCGTGGTTCGCTTCGAGCCCGGTGGCGTGGTCCCACACTTGGAGGAGCTGTCCGGTGGATGCGGCGAAGTCGGTGGCGTCATACAGCGCGAGGTAGGCGGCCTCTTCGGCGGCCGCCGTCTCCTCTTCGGTGCGGCCCTCGCCGTCGTCGCCGTCGCGGTAAACGCCGGTGACGGCCTTCATGCGGGCGGCGTAGGCGTTCATGCGCCACTCATCGAGCGCGGCGAAGAGGTCGGCGGCCTCCGGGGACTTGGGTCCCTTGCCGTGGGCGTCGGTGCCGAGTCCGAGCGCGACGCGGTAGACGTGCGCCATGTGCTTGTCGGCAGTGCGGCGGTCGTCGTTCCATCCGGGGCCGGTGAGGTCGGCGGCGAACGCGGCGAGCCGCTGGTAGGTGCGGGCGAGGCTGATGGCGTGGCGCTGCGGGAGCGTCTGGCCGGGCTCGGCGAGCACGGCGGCGGCCTCCGCCTCTTCGGCCTTCCACTGCGCGACGGCCGCGGCCACGCGCTCGGCGTCCCCGGCGGGGCGCTCGCCGACGACGCCCGCCAGCGCGGCGATGCGGGCCATGTGGCGGTCGTAGGTGTCGTGCTCGACGCCGCCCGCGAGGCGTTCGCGGTTGAGCGCGTCCACGCACCCGGTGAGGTGCATGGCGTCGAAGCCATACCACTCGTATTCGTCGTCGTCGGCGCCCGCGGTGTTCGGTTCGAGCGCGGTGAGCATTCGCCCGGCGTTGATGTCGTCGGCGCTCCACTCCCGCGGGGTGGTGATGAGTCCGGCGTCGAGCGCGTGGCGTACGGCGCTGGCGCGGCGCGCGAGCACGGCGGCGCGCTCGGCGATGGTGTCGAGCGCTTCGGCGAGCGCGATGGAGTAGAGGTCATCGACTTCGACGGGGGTGAGGGGCGCGGCCTCGCCGGTGGCGGCGCGTCCGGCGGCGTCGCGGTAGGTGGTGAGCGCTTCGTGGAGGGGGCCGTAGCCAATGCCTTCATCGAACGGGCACGAGTCGGTGAGGGCGGCGACGCGGTGGGCGTCCTCGCCGATGCTGGCGAGGACGTTGTGGGCGTGGGTGATGTTGACGTAGCGGGTGATGTCGGCGTTCACGGTGTGTTCCTCTCGGGGGTCGGGGCCCCGCCGCCGTCGGCGGGGCCCCGGTCGGCTTAGGCGGTGTGGAACTCGGCTTCGGGGTCGGCGGCCGCGGCTTCGGCGGCCTTCGCGAGGTCGGCGCGGCGGCGCTTGGTGAGGTTGGAGAGGTGGTTGCCGTCTTTCTGCGACAGCTTGCCGTCCTCGCATCCGGCGGCAATCTCCTCCCACACCAGGCGGAGGGAGCCTTCGTTGCCGGAGGCGGCGATGGCGTCGGCGTAGTACTTGACGCGCTCGGGGTTGTCGTCGGCCCACGGGTCGGCTTCGGCGTCCTGGCGCTGGCGGCGGCCGCCGCCCGGCTTCGGGGACGCTTGGCGCGGCGCCTCGCGTCCGGGGGCGGCGACTTCGTACACGTCGTGGTCGGGGTCGCGTTCCTCGGTGGGGATAGCGAACACTTGGAGGAGCATGGTTCGCATGGCGACGCTCATGGCCTTCGCGGTGGACTTGTCGCCGGTGTCCATGCCCTCGCCGGGGATGGGGCCGACGACGTGTTCGGAGCCGTCGGCGGCGGACGTGAAGGTGTACTTCACGCGGACAACGGTGTTCATGAGGCCGCCGCCGCCGTTCGAGGTGAAGCGGTTGTGTGTGGACTCCACGAGGTGGGGGGTGATGAACACGCAGTGCGCGCGAAGGAGCGGCGCCACCACGTTCATCACGTCATCGATGCCGCGGAATTTGAAGTTCCCGTGCTCGGATCGCTTGTCTTTCCCGATGGCTCCGATGGCGTTCATGATCTCGCAGATAGCGGCGAGGACAGCGGGGACGGGTTCGTGCGTGTAGGTGGGGTGCACCTCGCGCTCGGGTTCGCCGGTGGCGGCTTCGGGCTCGGTGCCCTGGTCGGTGGTGGTGTCGTCGGACATGGCGCCTCACTTTCTTGTTTGCGTAAGGCTAGCGTATCACAGTGGGTTTTGGGGCCCGCCGCGCCGCCCACGCTGGTAGTCTCGCCTCGCCGGAACCCCGGCCCCCCAGAAAGACCAGCGGCCCCGGCGATTCGCCGGGGCCGCTGTCTTGGGGACTCGAACCTGTCGATTCGGTCCCCCCGAGAGTACCGCTCGGGGTCGGCCTATGCGTGTTGCATATGCACGTGCATTTGCACCGTCGCTACCGCTCCGCCTCCGGCTCGGGGTCGAATTCGAGCACGACGGCCCGCGCCGTCTGGAGGGTCGGCACGCCGGGCTCGGGGACGCGGAACGCGGTGTCGTCGGGCGCGAAGTGCTCGGGGTCGGTGTGGAGGAGTTGGCCGAGCATGTCTTTCACGTGCGCGGCGCCCTCGTGGAACCCCTGCGACCACGGGTGAGCTTCGCCGGGCTCCTCCCCCGCCTCGTAGTTCACCTTGTCGGGGTGCACCGGGTAGGTGTCGTCACGCTGTTCCTTGGCGTACCGGGCGGCCTCATCGAGTTCGGCGCGGAGCCGTTCGAGGAACGCGGCGGCCCACCCGGCGTCGGCGGCGAGGCGGAGGAGCCGCGCGAACTGCTCGGCGGTGACGGTGTACGTGTTCGGGTGGTCATCGAGGGGGTTGGTGGTGACGACTTCGACGGGGAGGCGGGCGGCGTCGGCCATGGCCGCCATACGGTCCACGGGTTTCATATCTCTCCTGTAGGACTAGTTGACTGTTTCGATGACATACGCGCCGTAGACGCTCACCGCCGCGGCGTACACCATGGCCGCCCAGAACGCGACGGTGCGCAAGTTCCACCGGCGGCGCGCGCGCGGCGTCGGTGTCGGCGGCTCCTCGGTATCGATACCGGGGATGTCGTCGGCGCGCTTCCACCCGAGCGCGTGGAGCTGGATGATGGCGGCCGCCGCCATCGAGCGGACACCAACGCCGTCATCCTTCATGTGAAGGGTCCACATCTTCAACATGGCGTAGGTGGTGTTGTGGTAGTCGGCATCGTTCGCCTTGTCGCGCTTGGGGTCCGTCTCGGCGCATTCGACAGCGGTGGCGAGCATGTGGAGCCCGCCCGCGTAGTTCTGTTCGATCTTCGCTTGATGCTTGGGCCCGAGCGGGGGCAGTGTGCTCATTCAGTCGAACCAATCGAAATCGATGATGATGACCGCGACGCCCACCCAGTACAGGACGAACACCGCGGCCGCGGCGATGGCGGGCCACGGCGGCGCGAAGACGGCGCCGGTGGCGAAGTAGGCCAGCGCGGCGAGCGCGACGGCGACGGCGAGGTTGAAGGCGAAGGCGGTTCGGCTCACTGGCCGCTGCCTTCGTGTTGTTCAGTCGGTTCGTACGGGACCGGCGGCCCGTAGGCGATGCGGTAGTTGTCGGGGTTGAGGCCGTTGGCGCGGAGGATCGCGGCCATTTCGGCGCCCGCGGGGAGCGCGTCGAGCGGCAACGACTCGGGAATGGATTCAGCGATAGCGCGAGTGCGGCGCTCCCACTCCGCGCGGGCGGCGCCGAAGTCGAGCCCGTCGTTTTCCACTTCGGCGAAGATCGCGGCCATGGCCGGATCGGAGCGGTCGATACCCAAGGCACGGAACAGCCGCTCACGGTCCTCGTTGAGCTTGGCGTCAAGTTGCTCCGCATCGAGCATGACCGGTTCGGCCGGGCGCGACACCGTGGGGATGCCCAAGGCGGCCTCGATGCGCTCGGCGGCGTCATCGGGGAGCGCGGCCGCGGCGGCTTCGTGGTCGAAGGGGCCTTCGCCCCAGTAGTCGGCAATGTTCGGGCGCCGGAACGGGAGCGGCGCGAGGAGCCCGGCGGGCGGTTGCTCATTCGGGTCGGCGGGGCCCATGGTGATGTCCATGGCGCCGGTGGCCGGGATGTATTCGAGTTCGAGCCGGTAACCGGATTCCGGCGCGGGGGAGTGCCGCCAGTCCTCGCGGACGGCTTCGAGGATCGCGGCCACGGTGTCGGCGTGCCCCTCGGGTAGGGGTGTCTCCCACACCGGGTCGGCTTCGAGGCCGTCGGCGTGGCCCTTGATGACGGTCATGCGTCCCCCTCAATCTTGCGCCACACCGACGGTTCGGCGGCGGTGTCGACGGGTTCGAGCCCGGCGAGCCGGGCCACGGCGAGCCGGTGGTGGGGGTGCCAGCGCGTGACGCCTATCCAGTCGGCGCGCTCGGTGGGCTCGCCGGTGGGCCAATCGGCGATGAGGTGGCCGCCGGGTTTGAGCACGGCGGCGAGGACGCTCACGATGGCCTCCACGGACTCGTAGTCGTGGTGGATGAGGACGGCGCGGGACACTACCGTGTCCACGGTGGCCTCGCCGGTGATGGCGGCGAGCCCGGGGCCGTGGGAGTGCACGATGTGGAGGATGCCGGTGGAGACTCCGGCCGCGGCGGCGCGCTCGGCGAGGCCGTCGAGCATGTGCGTGGATGAGTCGACGGCGAACACCTTGGTGAAGGGCATCTTCGCGAGGGGGATGGCGAGTCGTCCGATACCGGCGCCGAAGTCGAGCACGGTGGCGCCGTTCGGTGTGTACTGGCGCACGTGCTGTGCCTGCTGTTCGCCGAGCGCCCAGAACTCGGGGGAGTCGGGGCCGAGCGGGTGGATGCGGTGGCCGCCGGTGGCGCCGTCGGCGTCCCACGCGTCGATGACGGCGTTGAAGTCGGTCACTGGTCGGCTCCTACGAAGGCGATGGGCCCCCTGGGGAGCCGGACGGTGGTGACGGGGATACACGGGACGGCGTGGCACGGCACGCCGTCGCGGGCGATGGATGCGATGGACTTGCGGAGCATGGAGGCCGTCTCGCGCCAGTCGGTGCCCCACGGCCGCGGGGCGGCCATGGCGGCGCGGCGCTGGCGGAGCTTCGCGGCCTTCGCGCGGGCGCGCGCGGCCTTGTTCGAGCGGGGCGGCCGGATCGCGGGGCCGAGCGCGTTGATGGCGTCGTAGATGGACGCGAACGCGGGTCCGAGGTTGTCGAAGGTGGTACCCACCTCGCGGATGGCAGTAGTGAAGTCGCGCATTTGCTGGCGGGCGGCGACGGCATCCGACAACCGCTTGATGTTGTCCTCTGCGGTGTACGTGACTTTGACGGGACCCGCGAGCGGCACGTAGCGGCCGGGGCCGATCGGGTGTCCGTCAGCATCGAGGGGCGTGAAGATGGCCCCGTGTTCGGGTTCGGGTGTCGGGTCGGTCATGGTGCTCCTATCGCTTGCAGTGACGGCACGGGCCGCTGGTGATGTGGTCGATGTAGCTGAGCGTGAACACGAACGCGGCCACGGCGGCGAATTCGGTGAGGGCGGTGCCCAACGACTCGAAGGCGCCGCGCGTCTCGGCGGCGAAGCGCTGGCGGCCGTTCACAGCAACGGCAGCTCTCCCGCGCGGGCGCGCGCGGTCGGGCACGGCCATGCACAGTGCGTGAGTTCGCGGGTACGGGGGTCGTATCCGGCGATGCACCCGCGGCACCGCTTGACGCCATGCTCATCGACGTACGGGACGTGGAGGGCATCGACGCGGGCGAGTTCGTCGGCGAGTGCTTCGGCCCGCTTGTGGGCGATGCCCCACCGGCGGGCCCATTCGGAGGCTTCGGCGAGCGCGCCGAGCGTGTCGGCGCCGAAGTCCTCGGGGGCGGCCGCGGGTTCCGGTTCGGGTTCGGGTTCGGCCCACCGCTTGCGTTCCTCGTGGGCGAGCGCGGAGGCTTCGGTGAGGGTGTCGGGGATGCTGTAGCCGCGGTGGCGGGCGATGACCACGATGCAATGCGCGAGCACGACGGCTTCACGGATGCCGATGTGCGCGGTGGCGCGTTCCTCATCACCGGCGGCCGTGGTGGTGTGCGTGCCGCCGATGAGGTTGAGCCACAAGGCGTCCTGTTCGGCGTTGGAGGATTCGGAGACTTGCACGGAGGAGCCGTCGAGCCCGTGCACGAACGGCATTGTGGTGAGTCCGCGTTCGGAGACGCGTTCGCCGTTCGCGCGGACCTCGATGTAGCGGGCGGCGGCGTCGGCGATGGGGGGGAGCGGCGGGAGGAATCCGCCAGCGCCCATCTTGGGGGGTTCGCTCGGCTGGTCGGTGTCGGGTTCGGGGGCGTCGGCGCTGGTGATCTTCGGGTAGGTCATGGAATGTCTCGTTCCCGTTATAAGTCTGATTCGGTCGTTTCGTCGGGGAGTTCGGCGTAGGCGAGGTCGGAGGCGTAGTCGAGGATGTCGATGAGGCCGCCGGTGACGCCGATGAGCGCGAGCCCTTCGGCGATGTCGTTGAGGATGTGGCCGCGGAGCGCGGTGACACACTCGGCGGGGCGGTCGGTGTACTTCGCGGCCTCCTGTTCCAGCTCGGCGCGGCGGCCGGTGACGAACTCACTTGCCATCGTTGGTGGTTCCTTTCGTCTTGGTGGTCTTGCGTGTCGGCGGGCATTGTGTGGGGCAGATACGGCAACGTCCTATCTGGACTCGTTCGGACTCCGCGCACCGCACGGGCACGGGCGGCCCGACGCAACCGGGGCCCACCGAGTACTCAGTCACCGGCGCGGCCGTCCTCCACGTCGGGGGTGTGCGGGCACATGTAGGAGAGTTCCCACGAGCGGGCCCCGACGCGCTCGGCGAGTCGGAGCGTGCCTTCGATGATGTCGCCGGGGTTGTCGGCTTCGATGACAACGGTCACGAGGTGCCCTCCGGGTTGATGGCGGCCACGAGGAGCGGGAGCGCGGCGGTGATGAGGTCGGCGAAGGCGGGGCCGACGGCGGCCGCGGCGTCCTCGGGGATGCGGCCGGAGTTGATGAGCGCGGCGGTGAACGTGTCGAAGTGGTGGTCATCGCCGGTAGTGACAGCGTGGGCGAGGAGCGCCCATATGGCAGCGGCCGCGGCGCGGGCGAGCTGGTCACGCGCGAAGTCACCCGTGTCCTGTCCGGGTTCCGGATAGGCGTACGGGGTGCCGTCGATGACGGCGGTGAGCTGCGATCCGAGCGACGCCAGCGTGAACCATTGCGTGCGGCCGTCGGCGGGGAGCGGGAGCGTGGTGACGCCCCGGCGCATGGCCTCGTTCTCCACCTCGCGCATCCGGCCGAACATGCGATATACCTGCCCGGCGTTCTTATCGGCTTCGGCGGCGACGACGGGGAGACGTTCGCGGAGCCGGTCGACTTCGCCGAGTAGGCGCCCCACGTCGTGTGTCATGGGGTGCACGTAGTTGCCGCGGGCGAGGTGGTTTTCGTAGGTGGTACGGATGGCGGCCAGCTCGGCATCATCGACGTGCGTTCCCTCGATGACAGCGGCGCGATCGTGCACCTTGGCGTGGATGCGCTTGAGTTCGGCGAGGAGCCGCCGGAGGTCGTTGATGAGTTGGCCGCCAGGTTTGATGGCGGTGGCGATGTCGGCGCGGCGCTCGATGTCGGCGATGTCGGCGACGGTGAGCCGGGGCGGGTCGGGTTCGTCGGTGTCCATCCGGCGAGACTACCACTTGTCTTGTTTGCCGCCTGCCCGCGTATCACTGTGAATGGTGTTCGCACATACGGAAGGGACCCCCGCTCACCCCTCACAGCGGGGGCCCCCTCCGGCCCAAACCCCCGGCGCTGGCAGAGCGACCAGAGTGGCATTCAGATTACTCCCTATGCGACGGCGGCGGGTACCTCCGGGGTGGGGGCGGCGAGCCACGATTCGAGCGCGGCGGCGTCGGCGCGCTGAATCCAGCGGGTGAGTTTCCATAGCCCTTGTTGGGTGTCGTCTTGCGTCTCGAAGCGCGCGGCCACGTCGAGCGCGCGCGAGCGGAGCCGCGCGGTGTTCGAGCCCGAGCGCGCCCCGGCGCGCGGCGCGCGCGCGGCGGGCGGATCTTGGCGCACGAGGTTGTCGAGCGCGGGTTCGATGACGCGCATGGGCGCGAACGTCTCCGCGTTGGTGCGCGGCCACGCGCGCCCGAGCGCGGCGGTGGTCCACCCGCGCGCGAGGAGCGCGCCCGCTTTCTCGGCGAGCCGCTGGCGGTCGTCGTCGGCGAGGAGCGCCAGCGCGGCGGGGTGGGTGCGTTCCTCGGTGAGCTTCATTCCGGCGTCGATGTGTTCGGCGGTGACGTTCCACGACACGGAGGCGCGCACGCCCCCTTCGGGGATATCGACACACACACTCTTGTCGTCGTCGGCGAACGGGTCGGGCGGCGAGGACGGTGCGGGGCCAGAGTGTGTGTTGTTCTCTCGTGTTGTCTCTCTTATAGCTAGCTCATGCCGTGCTACGGCATCCCCGCTTTCGGTGTGAGCTGGTGTTTTCGCTGGTGGGACCGTAGACGGGGATGCCGTACTACGGGTATCCGTAGGACGGTTCGCCGCCTTCGGCTTCGTGGAGCGCTTGGCGCGGTTCGCGGCGGCTTCGGCGGCCCACTCGGGAACGGGACGGAACGCGAATTGCACCCACCGCTTGATGCGGCCGCCTTCGCCGTTCTCATGGCCGACGCGGCGGTATCCGGCGTCTTCAAGTTCGCGGCACGCCGCGGCCACGGCGTCGCGACCGGCGCCCTTCACGGTGGCCTTGCATGATCGGGCCATGCGCTCAATGGAGAAGTCCCACCCGGCCGGGCGTGACAGCGCGTCGAGGAGGACGCCGCGGGCGAGGAATGACAGGTTCTCATCCTGCGCGGTGGCCCATGGGATGTTCACGGAGCCGGAGTTGTTGAAGTGCGGGCGTAGCTCGGCCATGTGGTGTACCTCTCTCACATATGCGGAGGCGTCGCGGACGGTGCACCACTGCTACCCTGGAATTTCATGGTTTTCTTGGGTCGTGGCGGATATTCGCTCGGCCTCCGGCCCCGCCGCGCTCTCACCTGCGGCGGGGCCGAATCTGTCTTGTCACGCGCCATCTTATACCGTCTCTGGTGTAACACCGAACCCGAGAGGTGCACCGTGACACTCCGACTATTGAGCCCCAAGGCCATCGCCAGCCACTTCGGCGTCGATGGGCAGCGCATTCGCACACTCCGGCGCACCGGCCGGTTCCCGCACGCCGACGCCCGTATCCGCGGGCGGCTCGGCTGGTCTAAGTTCCGGCTCGACATGTTCGCCGTGGAAACGTGGGAGTGGGAGGAGCCCAACGGCCACGCCGAGCGCGTGCGCGCCGCCATCGCCGCGGGGATGCCCGAAGGCCACACCCCCGACGACGGCACGCCGCGCTGGTGGCTTGTGGCGCCGACCCGCTATCTCGCCATCGCCGACCTCGCCGAAGCCGCCGGGCTCCAATCCGCCGCGTTGTGGTCGCACTACTACAAGGGCAAGTTGGGCGAACCTGACATCACCATCGGGCACACCAACCGCATCGCCGGGTGGTCCCCCGCCAGCGCCCGGCGCCTCGCCGCCGACCAGGGGTGGGACTTCGAGCTAGCGCGCCTGTCGGACACCTCCGACCTCGTGGGCGAGCTGTGAGCGCCGCTGAATACGCCTTCGCGTTCATCGGCGCCGCGGCCGTCGGGTGGGGCCTGGAGATGATCTTCGACCAGCGCGGCGGGGGACGGATCGAGCGATACGTGGCCGTCGGCTTCATCGCCGCGCTCACCGCGCTCGCGCTCGCGTTCATCGGCGCGCACGACTACGGGCGCGCGGTGCGCGCCGCCGCCTTCATCGCGCTCCTCGGTGTCGGGCTCGAAGCGGCCGCGCATCGCACGCGCGCCGATGCCGAGCGCGCGCGCGGTGAGGGCGCGGGCGGCGCGCGCGGTGAGGGCGCGTCACCGTACGGGCGCCGCTGGCGCCGGACACGGCGTCCGCGCCCTTACCACTAACGGGGGGCACTAGCGCGCGACAGAACACCACGAGTCGGGTATATGACAGAATTGAATGTTTATATGGGGGAATCGTCAGCTACTCTCACGAAGCGGGAACGCTCCCGCCCCCCGATACCCGAACACGGAGACACCGTGACCAACCGAACCGGAACCATCCACGACTTCGGCGCCCTCGTGCGCGCGCGCGCGACCGGCGCGCGCTACGCCTACCAGGGCCGGAACATGCGGCTACGCGCCACTGGCGTCGTGCACGCCGTCACCGACATCGAATGGCTCGACGGCGCACACATCCCCGCCGCCAAGTGCGGCGCCGCCACCGTCGGCGGTCCCCTCGCCGACGGCGCCCCCACCATCGAGCCCGTCAACTGCCTCCGGTGCCTCCGCGGCACCCCGGCGTTCCGTGCCGCCCGCGTCCACACCCCCGGGCAACGAACGCTCCCCGGGCTCGAACTCGCCGGGTTGCCCACGCGGTAGCCTGTACGGGGCCCCGCGCGCCTTAGTCTCATTCGGCGCGCGGGGCCCTTCGCTGTGCCCTGGACACGAAAGAGCCGCCCACCCGGGAGGTTCCCCACAACCGGGCAGGCGGCTCGCGCAAACAAGTTAGGAGACGGTTGGTGTGCTCCGCTTGTGGGCCCCACGATACACGCCGGAGGGCACCACCACCGGGTGATACGGTAACCGGACGCAAACAAGGGGCCGGTTCCCGCGCCCGGGTTCCGGCCCCTTCCGACGAACATGGCCGCGGAGGCTCCCATGATCGATGACCACCCTACCGGCGCCGCCGGGTGGGTAGCCACCACCGATACGCCCACCCTCATCGCACTCGTGATGGTGTCCGTTGTCGGGCTCGGCGCGCTCATCCTCGCCATCGACCTCATCGCGCGCCGCCTCACCGCTGGCGCGCGCGAGCGCGCGCGCATCCGCGCGGAGGTGTGGCAGGTGCACCGCGCGCGCGCCGCGCGCCGCCGACGCCGGGTGCGCGCGCGCACGCGCGCCGTCGCCACCTCGTTCATGGACACCCCCGGCGCGCGCCGCGCGCTCCTCGCGCTCCTCGCCTTCACCGGGCTCGCCGCCACCATCCTGTCCGCCCACGGCATCCAAGACGCCCTCACCGGCGCCGGACTCATCACGTGGTGGGTGCGCATCCTCGGGTTCGCCGCGTTCGAGGGCTTCATGCTCACCATGTTCGCGCTCTCATGGTGGCACCGCACCACCTCGCAAGACGGCTTCGACATCTACGGCCTACTCACGTGGGCCGGTTCCGGGCTCCTCGCGCTGGTCGGCTACCACGGCGGCGGCGACTGGCTATATGCCGTGTTCGCGCCGCTGGCCGCTGTCGGGTTCCACCTCACCGCCGGAGCCGAGCGCCGCCGCCGCGGCGGCGCCCCCTCGTGGTTCGCGAAGGCGGCCGCCGCCGCCCGCGCCCGCTTCGAGGCCGCCTTGGTGTGGCTCGGCCGAACACCCACGAGCGCCGACACCAACAAGCGCGACCGCGAACGGCGCCTCAACCGCGTCGCCGCGCGCGCCGTCCGCGCACAGCGCGCGCACGCCCTCACGCGCGCGCACCGGGTGTGGCTGTTCGACCGCGCGGTGCACCAGGCGGGCGCGCGCGGACTGCTCGACGCGGCCGGACGCGCCCACGTAGCCGAGCTGGTCGCCACGCGCACCACCGCGCTCGACGCGCTCACCGCGAGCGCGCTCGCCGGGCTCGGCGTCACGTGGGGCGCGCACGGGAGCGCACCGGAGCGCGCGGCCGTCGAAGTCGTCGCCGAGCCGGTGACCGCCGAACCCGAACCGGTCCCCGAGCCGAAGCCCATCGAGGCGGCGGCCGCGGCCCCGGCCGCCATCGAAGCGCCCACCACGCCGCGGCCTAGCCAGCGTGACGCCGCGATCGCGTGGTGTGTCGAGCTGTATGAGGACACTGGCAAGATGCCGACCGGCCCCGAGCTGGTGGGGGCCGGATTCAAGACGCATCCGGGCAACGCCCGCAAGTGGATCGCAACGGCCCGCGAGCGCGTCGGCACCGCTTAGGCCGAAGCGTAGACACGCAGCGGCCCCGCACCTCCCCATGGTGCGGGGCCGCTGCTGTCCCCCCGGTTATCCCCCCGAGTCTGGCTTGCCGTCCCCGTCGTTGTCGGGCGGCACATTCGCGGCCGCTACGTGGCCCTGGATGGGCCCGAGCACGACGCCCGCGAGTCCGACCCACAACGACACCTTGGAGTCCTCCAAGATGCCGTAGGCGGCGAGGAGCGCGGCCGCGTACGGAATCGACAGGTAGAGCCGTCGGCGCGTGCGGGCGGCGAGTTGCTTGAAGTTGAGCTTCGGCATGGCCTATCCCCCCCTAAGCGCGAGCATGGCGACGACGACACCCGCGAGCGCGATGAGCGTACCGGCCCCGGGGATGGACCACACCCTCCGTTCGAGCTGTGCGAACCGGGCGTCGTCGCCGTCGCGTTCGGCTTGTCGGCGCTCGCGCGCTTCACGCTCGGATTCGAGGTGGGCGGCTAGGAGCGTCTTGGTTTCCACGAGCGTCGCGGCCATGTCCGCCATTTGGTGGTAGAGCTGGCCGCCGTCGATGACGGTGATGGTGGTGGCCGCGGCCGCCTGCTGCGGCGGCCGGTGGCCGTTCGTGCCGGGCATGACTACGTGACCGGGTTGAAGAATGCGGCATTCCAGGTCTGCTTACCGATCAATTCATCGGGGTTGAGCCGCTGGTCACGCTGGAACGCCTCCGCCAGCTCGGCGTATTCGTCGCCGTAGCGGCCGTCGTTGCCGTACCGCGACAGGTACCGCTTGCCCTCGCCGACCGACCACCCGCGCCGCCCGAGCTGCTTGGCCCATTCCTTGAGCCACCATGACGCGTCGTGCTCCTTGAAGGTGCGCGGGTAGTGACCGGACACGGAGGTAGCGGGGCCGTCGGCGGGGCCGAAGTAGTGGCCCGCCGGGAGCGGGAACGCCAACCGCGGGCCCGGCACCCCACCGGACGGCTTCGACGGTCTCGACGGCTTGGCGGGCGTGGTGTGCCCGGCGAGGCTCCCGGTGACCCACGCGTGGAGCTTATCGCCGGGGCACGCGGTGGGCGCGTACTGGCGGTGCGTGTGCACTTCGAGCTTGCCGCCCTTGAGACGCGTGGCTTCGCCGTAGAGGTAGGCGAGGGACGCTTTCACGGCGGCGGAGGGCGCGGTGTGCTCGTAGTTGCCGACGACGCACACCCCCACGGCTTCGGTGTTGTGCCCGGCGACATGCGCGCCGACTTTCAGCCACCCGCGGCCTTCGTAGATGTCGCCGTTGGGGCGTACCAGCCAGTTGTAGCCGATATCAACCCACCCGTTGCGGTCCATGTGGTAGTTCTGGATTTCCTGGATGGACTGATTCGGGTTGGCGCCGGAGTGGTGCACCGCGAAGTGCTTGCGCGCGGACCACGACGTGCCACGCTCCTCGCGGGCGGGGCGGGCGTGCCAGTCGTCTCGGTAGAGGATGCGCATGTGGCCCTCGATTCCAATTAGGGCGGGTGTGGTGGCGCAATCCTACCGGCTCATGTCGGCTAGCCGACAGATACTCACGGCTCCCGTTCGCTCACCCGTTCGGTGCCGTTACTGCGTGCGCTCCACCGCGATCCACCCCGACGTGTACTGCGTGGCGGGCGGGTTGTCGGCGAAGAGGATGCCGGTGAACCCGGACTCGGTGACGTTGTAGGCGCCCACTTCCACAATCTCGCCCGGTTGCGTGAACAGTTGCGGAATGAGCACGACGGACGGCGGCGAGTCGAATGGATGGTCGAACACCACCGATTCGCTTCCGAGCCACCCCGCCGAGTTGTAGAACGGGTCGTTTTTCAACCGGAACACGGCTTTCACCATGGCGACGCGGCCCGCTTGGATGTTCATAGGGAGCGCGGAGAGGGTCGACAGGATCGCGTTGTAGTTCGCTTCGATGCGGGACAGCTCGGCGGCGATGGCGTCGGCGAGGAGCGTTCCGGGCTGGTCGGAGTTGATAGACCACCCCTCGATGTCGCCGGGCTCCTCCACCGGGAGCCCGTAGAGCGGTTCGGTGCGCACGGCGCGCTCCTCTCACTGCGTTTGGTCGGAGGCTATCCAGAACACACCCGTAGACGTGCCGGTCTGCCTCGCGAGGTTGAGCGTGCATTGCGTCGATGAGGGCGCGGACACCGACGCCTCAATGACCGTGCCGGGCACGGTCGTGTTCGCCGTGACCATCACCGCGGGCGTCGCGGCGAAGGCTTGCGCGAAGATCACCGTCACCGTCCCACGGAAGTAGTTGGCGTTGTAGAACGTGTTCACGATGTTCGTGGCCGGGGTGATGGAATCCTGCCCCGCCTGAATCGATGTCGGGAATACGCCGAACTGGTCGGTGAGCCCTTGCACGAGGTTGTCGAGCCGCCGGAGCTGCGCGGCCACGGCTTCGGCCAGCACGGGTTGGGACCCGTCGGGGCCGCCGGTGAGCGACCACCCCGGGAGGTCGGAACCGGCCTCGTAGGGGAGGCCGTAGAGCGGTTCAAACGGCATGGGGGCGGCTCCTTACGTCCATGTTCCGGGCGTGCCGTCGGCGGTGCACAAGTGCCACACACCAGCGGAGTCGATGATGAGGTCACCGGCGGCCCACGTGCCCGCCGCCGGTGCGCCCGGCGACGCGGTGCGCCCGCACAGTTGCACCGGGAGCGTCCCATTCTTGCCGCCGAACCGGCCGTAGCCGTCGGGGTGCACGAGCTGTTCGGGAGCGCCGAGCGTTCCGAACCCGGTGACACCGGCGAAGTCGGTGCCGGTGCCGCTCAACCGCTGGATAGGCGTGGCGGTGCCGGTGAAGTCGGCGCCGGAGTAGGACACCGTGTCGACCACGCCGACGGTGCCGACGGCCACGACTCCGGCGGCGGAGGCCGCCCGCCACGCGTTGAGCCCGTCGCCGGTGCGCACGGTGGCGATGTGGTCGGTGAGCGTCATGTCACCGCCGAGCGCGCCGCCGGTGTCCGGGTAGGCGTCGATGGAGGCGGCGGTGATGGGGTCGGAGCCGCCGGTGGCGTGCGTGGCCGCGTGCGCGGTCGGCGTCCTCGCGTCCGACAGTCGCGGGTCGGTGGTCACCACGAGGTCGGCCGTGTTCGCGATGCCGTGCACGGCGGTGGTGTCGGCGGCGTGCGCCGCCAGCGCGGCGGAGGCGGCGGCCGCGTTCGATGTCACCGTGTTCGACAGCGTGTTCACGTCGGCGTCGATGACTTGCGCGAGGATTTGCATGGTGCCGTCGGAGCCGCCGGTGAGCGACCACCCCGGTTCGTCGGCGGCCGTCTCGTAGGGGTAGCCCCGGTTCGTGGTCGGCATAGCGTCGTCTCCCCCTTACGGCCCCGGCGCCGCGAGGGGCGGCCGGATGACCTTGCCGATGATGTACCAAGAGGAGAGCTTCCCTTCGGGCGCCCAACCCTCCAAGATGACGATATCCCCGGCGTTGTAGTCCACGGCGTTCGTCACCGTCAACAGCGGCATATTCGTATACGTCTCGCCACGCCACGACACGGTGTTTTCAAAGGTCACGGCGTCCCATGTGAGGATCGTGGCTTGTGAGCGGCGGGCGCCTTGCGCCTTGTCGGGCGCCTTGGCGATGATGCGCGCGAGCATACTGGTGCGGCGCGGGCGGCGGGCCATCGTTCACTCCACTCGCATGTAGGTAATGGACTGGTCGCGGGTGTCTATCTTCGCGTCGGTGTCCACGTCGAACGGCAGCTCGAACACGTCGATGACGTGGACTTCGCGGGTGCCGTCGTCGTAGATGAGCCGGATGGGCATGTAGGGCCGGAGCGCGGGGTTGGGCACGATGGACACCGACACCGAGTAGGGGGCGCCGAGCGACCGTTGGAGGAGCGCCGCGGCCGCCGACCGCGCCCCGCTCCATGTGGTGATGAACGGGGACGCGTACCGGCGCGGAATCATGCCGAAGGGGCCGCCCCACCGTGTCGGGGACGTGGGGCCCGCGTCGTAGGCAACGGCGAACACCGGCGGCGTGTCGTCCATGCCCTCGCCGAAGGCGGCCACGGCGTTGTAGACGCCGACGCGCGTGAGGCTTCGCCGGGGTTGCACCATGGAGCCGCGGCGCCCGGCGCGGATGGTCCACACCGGTTCGGTGGTGTCGGGGATGTCGGCGAAGCGGAGCACACCGCGCTCATCGAAGTACACGAACTGTCCGAGTGAGTCGGCGAGGTCCGACAGCCCTTCGTAGCGGTTCTCTTCGACGGTGATTTGCCGCCCGAGCACGGTGGCGTCGGTGCCGGAGTCGTATTCGATGACCGCGAGCGGGTACACGTCGAGCACGAGGTTTTCCACCATCGCTTGCACGGTGGTCCCGGGCTCGAACACGCGCGGGGTGATGAGTTCGGATTCGATGAGCGTTGCCATGCGGTCATCGAGGGTGATGGCAATGGGGCCCTTGGCGGCGTTCTCTTGCGTGTCGGTGGTGACGCGGAAGTAGCCCATGGGGGACCACATGGTGCCGCCCGAGCCCGTCTCGACGCCGCGGGCGAGGAACAGTTCACCGCCGAACACGGTGATGAGTTCGTTGGTGGGGCCGGGCCACGGCTCCACGACGGTGATGGAACCGGACGCCCACACGTCGGCGGTGGCGTCGAACTTGATGGAGCCGCCGGTGACGCGCACGGGCTCGCCTACGGGGTCGGTGCCCGTCTGCCACGAGGTCGGGGCGATGGCCGCGAAGCGGGCCGTGTGCGAGCCGGAGGTGAGGTCGCCGAAAGTCGCTACATCGCTCATCTACGACTCCCCCATGAGCGCGTCATACACGATGTCGGGCGCGATCGTGGCATCCCACAGCTCGGCCCACGTCGACCACTGGTCCCACACTTCGGCCCACGTGGACGCGATCTGCCACAGCACGTCCCACGTCATGTGCGCGGGCAGGATGAGGCTTGACGGGGCGGCGACGCGCACCAGCGGCACCACCCACATCCACGCCCGCTTGCCGACCAGCGGCCGCGATTGCACGCTGTCGCCGCGGGCATACCAACCGGTCGGGGTGAGCCGCGCGTTGGCGCACCCGGTGGGGTCGTCGTCCGGCGGCGACTGGAGGAGGAGCGGGGAGCCGTAGGTGAGGAGCGCGACCACGGCCCGGTTCTCCTCCTCGGAGCGGGTGACGAACGTGATGGTGGTGGCCTCCGTGGACCCCACGTCCTCGATGCCGACCGGGAACGGCGTTCCCTTCACATCGAAGATGCCGTTACGTCCCCGCCGCGTCATGGGGCCCGTGAGCGGGCACCCGATGTTGATGTTGAGCGACGGGTAGGCGATGGACTTGAGCCACACATCCGCCTGTAGCGGCGTCACCGACGCCGACGCCGCCGCGGCGGCGGGCACGTCGGTCACAATGAAGTTATCGAACAACTGGTCGATTGAGTCGTTGGCGTTCGCGAGCATGGCGAGCCCGACCGTGCCCGACGCCCACGCCATAGACGACGCGGTGACATGCCACGTGTTCGGCTCGGGGTTCACCGTGTTCCACGCCCGCGCCTCGATGACCGTTCCGACGGTGCGGGCCCGGATGCGCCAGCGCTGGCCCGGTTGCCACGTCGGGAGCGTCACGGTGGGGACGGTGCCCGCGCCGTCGATGGTGATGGTGGTGGACTTCGTGGTGGAGTCGAGTTCGACGTGGATGGAGTAGCCGTCGTCGTTGTCGGTGGTGCCGCGGAGGATCATGACAATTTCGGCGTTGTCGTTGGCGCCGGTTTTGATGTCGGGCATGTAGAAGTCCATGCGGGCGTCCACGTCGTCAAGGTTGACGTTCAGGTATCGGCTGTAGGCGCCGAACGAGGAGTCGGGGGCGACGGCGCGTCCGGCGCCCGATCGGACTTCCCACACGCCGTCGGTGGAGGCGTCGGTGTGGAGGTTCCAAAGCTGGCCGGTGTCGGCGCTCCCCCACGCCTGGTCGTTCCCGAGGATGGTGGCGGTGCCGTTCACGGTCCACGTCTTGCCCGTGGAGTCGGCGAAGCTCCCCGTTCCCGTGGCTTCACGGGCGAAGTTCGGGTTTGCAACGGTGGTGCCGCCGATGCCGTTGCGGACTTGGGCCATGACGACGGTGCCGGTGGCGCGGTCGCCGGTGCCGTTGTTCACCGACCCGACTTCGAGCGACGACGTGGAGGCGAAGATGTTGCCAGCGGGAGAGGCCACGACGGCGCCCATGGGCTCCCACGAGTCGGGTTGCAACACCGGGTCGTTACCGGTGTAGAACGTGATGTCGCCGGTGGCGGAGGCGCGTGTGACGCGGACGGCGATGAGGTCGCCGTCTGATTTCCCGGCGGCGTAGAGGGTGATCGTGGAGTTCCGTGTAGTGGTGTTGGTGCCGTCGGGTGAGAACACGAAACTGAGTTCGCCGGTGGCGGCGAGGCGGAACCAATAGGAGCGCTGCGCGCCAGAGGAAACGTACTTGCCGACGATAGTGGGGGTGCCGCCGGTGGAGTAGTCGGGGAACGCGATGACGGCGCGGATGTCGATGTCACCGGTGATGTCGAGGGCGGCGGTGTCGGGCGTGGAGGCGTAGGAGCCGGAGGCGCCGGTGAGCACGAGTCCGCCGGGCCCGGTGTCGCGCTCGAACGTGTCGGAGACGGCGGGGGCGATGAGTTCGTAGAGGTTTTCGATACCGGGCGCGAACTCGTAGTCGTAGACGATGGTCACGCCGCCGTCGGTGATGTTGGTGGCGCCGCGCACGATGGCCCACGTGACACCGCCGTCGGTGGAGCGCTGGATGGAGTAGACGACGTTCGGGGACAGCGCGCCCGCTTCGAGCTTGACGCGTGAAAAATCTTCCAGGTAGACAGCGGTGAGTGTCGGCATGGTTACCTCGTTCCCGATCCGATACGGGCGTCATGCGCCACGTCGTCGTCGTGCTGCTCTATCTGTACGTCGATGATGTCGGTGAGTTCGCGGTCACCGATGAACACGCGCACTTCGATGCCGCCGCCGAGCCCGGGGCCCGCGGTCATGCCCGAGGCGCGGGCGATGGCGTCGGCGAGCGCGTTGATGCCGCGCGAGGAGTCGAGCGGGAGCACCATTTCGTTCGGGTCGAGCTGTGCGAGCGGCGAGCCCGTGCCGGTGAAGCCGCCGACGGCGAGGCGCGGGATTGAGGGGATGATGTCGGCGATGTGGAAGGTGGCGCCGCCGATGCCGGGGACCCAATCGGGGATGGAGAACGGCCCGATTTCGATGTTGATCCGGTTCCAACCGGAGGCGAGCGCGTTGTAGGCGCCCTTCACAGCGGTCCAGATAGAGGAGAGGGTCGTCTTTATCGATGAGACGCCACTCTTGAATTTGTCGACCACGGATTGGAAGGCGGATTTCACCGAGTTCCACGTGCTCGAAAGCGACGACTTCACCGAGTTCGCGGCGTTTTTGAGCGGCGTGAACACGTTGTTTTTGATGAAGTTCCCGGCCGTCTGGAATGCCTGCCCGAGGATTTGGAATCCGAGTTTCATTTCGTTGAATCGTGCTTTTAGCTGGTCCCACACCCATTGCGCGGCCGTCGCGATGGCGTTGACGACGGCGGTGAACACGTCGGCCCATAGCTGGATAGCGACTACGAGATAGTCGGCGAACCATTGGGCGAGGAGTTCGAGAATGGGGATGACGAACGGGACAATGACCTCATCGACCAGCCACAAGAGAATGTCGCCGACCAGTTGGATTACTGGAGTCACAATCTCACTCAGAGTGACGGCCAACTGGCCGAAGATGGTGAGGAGCGGTTCGAGGGCCGGGATGAGGGGCGTGAGGATGGAGACGAGGAGCGTGGTAAGCGCTTCCAGGAGTGGTGCCGCGGCGGTGACGACGCTGGTGAGGAGCTGCGCGACCAGCGGCAAGATAGCGCTTACCAGCGTGAGGAGCGGCGGCACGAGCGGGAGCACGGCGGCGAGGATCTGAGAGAAGATCGGAGCCGCCAGCGCTCCAATTTGGACAAGGATGGGCACGAGGGACTGGAGGATGGGCACCAGTCCGGACACGAGCTGGCCGACCAGGGGCGCGATGACCGGGAGGAGCCCGGCGAGGACATCGCCGAAGAGGGCGCCGACCGTATTGAGCGTCGTGAATATGGTGGTGAGGGTGGCGATACCCTCCGCCGACGACAGGAACGCGTTGACGGACCCGAGCGCCGCCCCGAACGCCCCGAGGATGTTGCCGCCCGTGCGGGAGGCCACCTCGCCGACGGTGCCGATGATGCCGACCACTTGAGAAATGATCGTGCCGAGCTGTGAGAACACCGTCATAGCGCCCTCCACCCACCCGATGGCGGCGCCCGAGTCCGCCGCGCGGTTGATGAACTCGGCGAACTGCGTGATGAGGTTCGCGAGCCCGGCCCCGGCCGCCTCACCGCCGAACGCGAGATTGATGGAGGAGCCGAGCGACGCGAACGCCTCGATGAGGAGCCCGACGGGCTCGGTGAGGTTCGCGATGATGTTGGACAGCGCCGCGAAGCTGGTTTCGATGAACGCCACCCCGGCGCCGGACGTGACGGCCTCGCCGATGCGGGTGGTGAGCCCGGCGAGCCCGGACGCCGCCGCGGTCATGCCCGCCGTGAGCGGCCCCACGAGCGTCGCCGCTATGGACTGCAAGGTGGCGTCGAACCCGGCGAAAAACGCGTTCTGCACCGACTGTTGGAGCGCTTGGAACTGGGGAGTGATCTCCCGCAAGGCGCGCGCCGCCGACTGCGCGTTCGGTGCGAGGGAGGCGATGGCGTCGTTGAACTCCGCCGCGTCCCCCGTCGCGGCCGCGGCGAAGGCGTCGCCGACGCCCGCGAGCGCGACTTGCAGCGTGGCGACGGCACCCGCGGCGACGCCGATGACGGCCGGGAGCGCCGCCACCGCACCCGCGGCGGGGGCGACGGCGGCGGCGAACTGGATGGCGCTGGCGGCCGCGGCCCCGAGGATGCCGACCACGGAGCCGAACGCGGTGAGCCCGGCGGCGACGCGCGCGAAGCCGCCCACGAGCGATCCGAGGACGGTGGTGAAGCGCCGGGCCCCGGCGTCCGCTTGAGTGAATGAGGCGCCCGCGTCACGCCCGAAGGCGCGGACGCGGCGGCGGGTGTCTTCGAGGATGCGGGCCATTTGCCGGTTGAACTCGTTACCGTCGGCGACGACGCCGATTTCGGCTTCACCGATCCTCATGGCCGACGCACCCCCCGCGCGCTAGGTGAACAGCTCATCGAGTGACGACGCTAGCTGTACATCCTCGGAATCATATCCGGCGGGCGGCAAACTCAAAGCGGCGTCGGCGAACGATCGTTCCTTGTCGTCCACCAGTGACATCCACGTCCGGTAGGCGCCCCCGAGCCACACCGGTAGCGGCACGTCGAGCCGGAGCCCGGACAGGTACAGCGCGCCCCCGATGCCCGACCAGGACACCGACTGCGTGGCGATGCGCTCGGCGGTGTACCACGGGACGCCCGCGGCCCGCTCCCACACGCGGCGGGCCGCGTCGGCGAGCTGGCGAGGGGTCACCCGGCCGTCGTCCACCGCGACGCTCAACCGGTAGGCGTCGGCGGCGCCGGAGCACATGAGTTCGATGAGCATGGCCGCGCCGAGCCCGTCGGGGTCGTGCTCGGCGTGCGGAAGGAACCGCCAGCGCGACAGCCACCCGATGGAGCCCATGGCGTCGAACCACTCCCCGGCGTTCATCGCGGGCATCGTGTAGCGCCGCCCCGCGATCATGGCCGTGATCGGGGACGGCGCGATGCCGTGCCACGGCTCGAACGTGAGCGCGAGCGTGTTGGAGGTGGGGGCCCGGCCGGTGTTGCCGAGCTTGCGGGCTCTAGGAGCCGACCGTGATTTCCGCATCCGGGCCCTCGCCGTCGGGGTTGAGCGGGCGGCCGCCGACCTCACCGAAGGCGTCGGCCATGGCCGTCCACATGTCGCCGAGCTGTACGTCACCGGACGACAACGCGTCCTCGCACCAGTCGGTTTCCCACTTGGAGAGGAACACGCCGGTGAGGCGCCGGATTTCGGAGAACACGCGGCCGCGCTCCTCGCGGTCGAACTCCTCGCCGTCGGCGGCCGCTTGCATCGCGAGGTTCATGCGGTAGAACGCGGCTTCGGCCCACGCGAGCTGATCGGAGGCGGGCGCGATGGGGTGGAGCGTCTTGTGCTTGCCGTTGTGCTCGCCGTTGGTCGACAGCGGCACACGGACTTCACCGAGCGCGTCGCCGGGCTCGAACTCGCCGGGCTCGACTCCGGCGCGGACGGCCGCGGCCGCGCCGCCCTTGGGGAGCCGGTCGCGCGGCGGCTTCGCCGCGGCCTTGCGCGGGGCCGCTTTCTTCACGGCCGCTTTCTTGGCGGGCGATGCTGCGGTCATGGGGGAACCTCCTAGATGGTGGGCGTGTAGATGAAGTTGTGTTGCGCCGCCGACTCGGCGGCGCCTTCGGCGAGGAACGGCCGCGGCCGCGTCCCCGGATGGTTCACGTACGGCGTGAACACGGTCTCGCCGCCGACCTCGAAGCGGAGCACGGTGGCCGTGCGCGGCTCGATGCGGTGCGGGGGCGTCCCCTGGTGCACGTCGAGCGCGTACGCGGTCGGGTTGACCATACGGCCCTCGCAGCGGAACGGCGACGGTGTGTCCACTTCGGCGGTGTTCGCGGCACGGAGCCGCCCGGTGCGCACCGGCGTGCGCAGCGTCGCGTACGTGATGCCGTCGTTCACGAAGTCGGTGACGAGACCTTGGCACAAGTCGCCGACCCACGCGCCCGCGGTGGCCCGGTCATACCGGGTGTCGACGGTGATAGTCGCGGTGAACATGAGCACCATGCTAGCCGCGTACCCTCGGAGAATGACGACGCTCGTTTTCCCCCACGGGGTCGGCCGTGACGGCACCCTCATGTGGTCCCTTCGCTCCATCGCCCACCACTACGACCCGGGCACGCTCGACGTGATCGTGGCCGGGCACGTCCCCGAATGGCTCAACACCCGCTACGCCACCGGGCTCCACGTCACCCAACGCCCCAATCGTTCAATGTTGAACGTTTGGATGGCGCTGGCGGCCGCCGCCGAGCTGGTCGGCGACGGGCCGTTCGTGCTCATGAACGACGACTTTTTCGCGACGGCCCCGGCCGACCTCGAAGCGCTCACCAACCGCGGCCCGGCCGCGGCCCACATCGAGGCGATGCGCACCGACTCGGCCCGATCGCTGTACCGTTCGCGGCTTCAACGGTCGGTGCGGCTCCTCGAAGCCGACGGCCACGCCGCACCGGCGTCATGGGAGACACACACCCCGCTACCCACCTCCGGCGCCGCTGTGCGGGCCGTAGACGCCCGTCTACGCGCCGCGAGCCTTCCGCCCGGCGTCGTCGCTCAACGCACGCTCCTCGCCGAGCTGGCGGGCTCGGTGGGGCATCCGGTGGCCGACCCCAAGGTGTACGGGAACGGCGAGGTGCCGATACCGGCGCCGTGGGTGTCCACCTCCCCCACTTCGTGGCACGGCGCCACCGGGGAGGCCATCCGCGCCGTGCACGTCACGCCGTCGCCGTGGGAGCTGGTCGACGGTCGCGAAGGCGCCGAGCGGTCCGCGCCGCTCCTACCGCCGAACGCACCCACTGTTCCAGCTCAATACGCCGCATAGCGTCAAGCTCGGCGGCGCGCGCCAGCGCGAGCCGGGAGGCGCGGCCCCACGCGCCCGGGTCGGTGGTGAGCCGCCGGACGTGCCGCACCCATTCGGCGGGGTTCCCGCGGGAGGCGAACGTGCCTCCGTACCCGAGTGATTCGCGGAGCCCGGCCGTGGCCGTCGCGACGACGGGGAGCCCGGCCGCGCACGCCTCCACGACACCACGTCCATAGGACTCATAGCGCGAGGGCGCGAGCACGACGCGCGAGCGCGCCCAGATATCGCCGCGCACGTCCTCGGTGGTGTCCATGAACTCCACGTTCGGGTAGCCGTCGCGTTCGTCCTGGCGGCCGTAGGCGCCGCGGACGGCGAGGAACCGGCGTTCGGGCATCGCGCGCGCGACGGCGTAGAACACGTCGGGGCCCTTGTTCTTATCGAGGTTGATGATGGTGACCGCGCCGTCATCGGGGGGCGGGGCGGCGAGCGCGTACCGGTCGGCGTGGAGCGGCGGGTGCACGATGATCGATGCGGCGCCGCGGCTCCCGAGCTTGCGCCGTAGCCAGTGCGTGTTGTACACGATGAGGTCGGGGCGCATGTTCACCATGGCCGTCGACCACTTGAAGTCGTTGTGCAAGATCGCGGCGGCCGCGACGCCGAGCCGCTTGGCGAGCGGGAGCGCTTCGAGCCCGATGTGGTGGTGGGACACGATGATGTCGGGTTCGAGCATGGTCACGAGTTCGGCGGCTTGGGTGTGGTGTTCGCGCCAGCAATGGACGCCGCTGTACTCCCATGAGGTGGCGCCGTCGGCGGGGACGGTCGAGTCGGCGACGGCGTGCACGTCGTGGCCCGCTTCGGCCAGCGCTTCGAGCATGTCGGCGAGCATGGTTTCCGACCCGGCGCGGAGGTGCGGGTAGAGGCCGTGCACCCACGCGACGACGCGCACGGGGGCGCTCATGCGCCGTAGCCGTAGGCGTGGGCGCGGCGCCCGATGAGGCGCCACACTTCGAGCGGGTCGACTTCGGGGGTGGGGCCGTGGGTGTTCGTGTCGTGAGGCGTGGCGGCCACACCCTCCATGATGTCGTTGGTGGTGAGCCCGAAGCCGAGCGTGTCGGCGACGGTGACGGCCCATGTGAGGGACCCGGCGTCTTCAAGCCGCACGGTGGCGTCGGCGACGGCCGCGCACCGGGCGTTCCAGTCGCACCAGAATTCGACGGCCGCGTGGAGCGGGTTGTGCCCGGCGAGCATTCCAGCAACGCGGGAGTGCATCCACGCGTGGGCGGCGTAGGGGTTGGCGGCCATGTCGAACGTGAACAACCCGGTGCCCAGTAGGGAGCGCACGGTGTCGACGGGGTGGCGCACGACGTGGAGGGTGCGGCCGGTCCACGGCTCCGTGTTCGACCCGTGCACGCCGAACTCGATGGCGGGGAGCGCGAGCCATGACACGTCTATGTCGAGCTGTGAGGCGTGGCCGCTGTCGTGGGCGTGCCAATAACCCTCATGTGCGGCGTCGAGCCCAGCGGCTTTGAGGACGGCGGCCATGAAGCCGGTGCCCGAGCGGCCGGTGCCGATGACGGCGGCGCGGGGGGGAACGGTGAGACTCATGAGCCGAGTCTACGGCGGGGTCGGCTCACCGGTAGGGCAGCATTCAACGACGTTCGGGGCCACGGTGAGCGGGAGGATGCCGCCGACGCATTGCCCGGTGACACCGACCGGCCGCCACCGTCCGATGACCACTTGCCATCGCGACTCGTTGCCGGGGATGAAACAGCACTTGACGGCGCGTCGGAGCGCGGCGGCGTCTTGGAGGCAGTCGTAGGTGGTGGTGGCCCAGTCCTCGGCGTCGGCGAAGCCGCCCGCTTGCGGCCAGCATCGTACGGCGCCTATCTCGATGGGCACCGCCATGTCCTCGAAGCACGATGACGCGGACGCGTACGGGGTGAGCTGGTCGTTGCCCGACGGGTAGAACTCGGCGACGCGGACCCACGCGAGCCCGTCGCAACACTCGTTCTGGAGGCCGTCGGGCGATATCTGCGCGACGGACGTTCCCGACCCGAAGTGGTGCCGGATGGTCGCGGGCGGCTTGGTTTCCAGCTCGAACGTGGTAATGAGGCATTCGAGCATGGCGTCAACGATGGGCCACACGATGGGGTCGGCCACGGCCGGGCTCCTCTCACATCGGCCAGCGCGCGCGCGGCCGGTTCGGGTTGTAGAGCTTCGGGCGCGTCGCGAGCCCATAGGGGTTGTAGGAGCGGATCACTTCATCAACCTCGAAGATGCCCGTTGCCATGGTGGGTACGCCCATGTCGGGCAGCGATGAGAAGTCGACCGTGGTTCCCATTTGCGTCATCGAGGATACGGCCTTGGGCAGGCGGCACTTGCCGCCAGCGCACGCGGCCGCGAACTCGCACGCGAGGATGTTGGCGGCTATCGATACGTCCTCGGGGACGGGGAGCCCGAGGAGGTAGTTGACGGTGACCGCGCCCGCCGAGCCGCCATTGCAGCACGAGGGCCAGCACTGGCCGTCGGTGCGGGCGAGCTTCACGCCGTCATAGACGCGGTAGTCACCGGGTTCGAGCACGACGCCACCGGCGGAGACTTCGATGATGGCGGCGGTGCCGTAGATGGGGCCCGGGAGGCGGAGTTCGCACAGCGTTTCACAGCACCAGGACGCGCCCATGGGGCCGTTGAACCACTGGCCGTTGTAGAGGTAGGGGCCCCACCCGGCGGCGCCGCCGTAGGTCACCGGGAACGCTTCGTAGGTCGGTGGTGCCGAGCGTCCGGCGCATGTCTCCACGGTGACCTCGCATTGCCCGAACTGTCGGAGCGTGGCGGCCCACATGAACGAGGTGGCGAGGACGGTGGCGGTGTGCTGCTGGATGTCGGTGTAGTCGTCCCACCCGGTGCAACACCCGGTCCCGGCCGGGTCGATGATCCAACCGCACGGGCCGCCGCCAGCGCCGGGGACGCTCGGAACTGGATTGATGACGGGCACGGTGGGGCTCCTTACGGCTTGTCGAACTTCCCGGCGTTGATGAACCTGGCTTGCGTGGTGTCGGCGAGGTTCGTGGCGGTGCGGGTGACCACGATGTAGCCGATGAGCGCGGAGAGTTCGGCAAGCCCGGGGTTGGGGATGAACGTCCCCACGCCCACGGCGTCGAGCGCGGCCGTCAACGACGAATACACGGTCTGTCCGTATTGGACACTGATTTGGTCGATGGTGTTGTCCGCCGGGGTGACGAACACGCGTTGAATCGTTGATGATCCGGCGCCCCCGCCGACGGGGGTGAGTACGCCGCCGTTGTCGTAGTTCGCCGGGTCGATGGTGTTCACGATCGGGGTGGGGGCCGCCGTGGCGCGGAGGATGCGCCGGAACTGCGCGGGCACTTGCGCCGGGGTGGCGCCCTCGTGCGGGTTCCACGGCGTCGAGTCCTCGGCGAGGCTGTGAATGAACACCATGCCCGCCGTCTTGTCGAACCGGAGCGTTCCGGCGACGGGGGTGATGAGGTTCCCGGTGAGGGAGAACGGCCCGAGCGCTTCCATGAGGTCCACCATTTGCGGCCCCGACTGTCGCAGCATCGTGTGAATCGACTTCGACCCGATGATGGTCCCGGAAAGCGGGTTGAAGAATGTCCGCCCCAGGACAACGAAGAGACGCCGTTCCAGCGCGGTCGGTGTGGTGGCCTGCTGGATGAGCGCGCCGGTGCCGTCCATGAGCCACCACGTCAATCCCCGAAGCTGCGCGGCGGCGTCGAGCTGCACGGTGCGGGCGGGCTCGATGATCTCGGTGATGGTCGGGTTGAGCGGGTCGGTGACATCATCCACGATGAACGCGTGGACGGCGGCGATGTCGACGCCGATGGGGTCGACGCCGTTGGCGGTGATTTCGCCGCCTTCGGCGATACCGGTTGACATCGTGTTCTCTGCCAGCTCGGTCGGCGGCGGCGTCCCACCCACGGTGATACGGAACGTCTCCGAATCTAGGTGAAGCCAGTAGTCACCCTCTTCGGCCCAGAACGTGAGCCGCGCGTCCGGTGTGCTGGTGACGAGCGGTTGCGGGAGCGGGATGGTTCCGGCGGCGTCCGCCCACAGCGTCGCAAGGGTGTTCGAGGACAGCTCGAACACCCTTGCCGGTATCGCGGTCGCCAACGTGCCCGATGGGTACCAGAACACGTCGTCGTATTGCGCGAGCACCATGACGCGTGGACCTCCTACGAGGACGACACGGGGGCGGCCAGCGGCACGCACCCTTCGGTCACTTCCGGCGGCGCGATCGTGGTGCGCCGGATGAGATACGGCTGGTCGGCGGTGATCGGGTCGATGAGCGGCGACGCCGCGCCGGTCTCGTCGGCGACGACGTTGAACGGCCCGTCTTCCCACGCGCCGCCGGTCATCGTGTTGAACGTGATTTCGGAGGCGTCGGTGTTGTTGGACGCGTTCGGCGCCGTGGCCCACCGGCCGTGCGTGTTGAACGGGAGTAGCACATACGCCCATTCCTCCGCGCCCGACGGGCACACCTGCTGTCCCCGCGCCGTCGCCAGCGCCGCCCAGATTTCGAGCGCGAACTTCGAGGTGCCCCAGTTCCGAGCGGACGGCCGGTAGCCTACGAAGTCCTGAGTCTGCGCGTCGACCTCCACATAGGAACTCATGGTCATGAGCTGGATGATGGGGTCGATGTCGTTGAGCGCCAGCGTGCCCGACGTGTACTTATACGTCGGGTCGGTCATGTCGAAGAATTGGGAGCGCCCGTTGTCGCACGGGATGTTGAACTCCTCGGGATCCTCGAACTGGTCTTCCCACGTGTAGGACACGTGGCAGTCGCGCACGTAGTAGGTGCACCCGTCCGGGTCGTCGGTGAAGGCGGGCACGCCGCACGCGTCGAGCGCGGTCCACCGCGTCCGAACGATGTAGCGCGGCCGGAACGTCCGGTTAGCCATTGGAGCCGCCCCCCTTGCGGTTGCCCTTCGCCGTGTAGAGCGTCATGAGGTATTTGACGGCGCTGGCGTCGTCCACCTCCACGCCCGACACGTTGCCCTTCACGATGCGCATCACAGCCTCCGGCGCGACCTCCAAGACGCGCTCGGTGAGGTCGGTGATGGACACCCATGTGCCGTCGTCTTGCTTGGATTCGATGATGATTGCCATAGCTAGGCTCCCAGTTCGGTGATGACGGTGGACGCGGTGAAGCACTCCCACGCCGCGATCCAGTCGCGTTGCCCGACCATCTTGTATTCGTTGGTGGTGCGGTCCAACGCCGCCGCCGCGGGCGATATGAACGCCCCAGGGGCCCGCCAGAGCACGAGGAGCCCGGTGACGTAGGCGGTGTCGGTGAGCCCGGCGTTGGGCGCTACAGCAGTCCCCAGGGGGGTTCGCCACACGCCCGTCGAGGACTCGCGCGTGAACTGGTAGTCGCGGGCCATGAGCGCGAACGCGCCGATGGGCAGGTGAATCACCGCCGTCGGCCCGTAGCCCTGCGTGGTGTACGCGAACGTTTCCAGCGCCGACACGGCGTCCACGATGGTCGCCGACGCCGCCAGTACCGTCGGGAGCGCGGCGGCGAGCTGTGCGGCCACCGCCCGCTCCACGAGCACGTGTTCGGAGGCGTCGAGCCGGTCGCGCATATACCGCTCGGCGTCGGCCGGGCTGATGCCGTGCGCGGTGCACTGGAAGGTGCGCGACGCGGTGAACGCGATGCCGTCGACAATCGATAGCGGCCCCTCCGCCACGTTGGGCGGCGGCGTGTCGCAGTCGGGCGCGAGGATCGCGCCGCCCGGCCCGCACCACGGCACCGTGTAGGCGAGGTCGACCAGGCGTGCGCCGTCGGGCATGTCGAGCGGGCCGACGGCGGCATTCAGGATGGAGTACCGCCGCGCCGCCACCCCGTTCGTGGGCGGCGCGGCGAGCACTTGCGCGGGCGCGATAGGCACGGCCGTAACCCCTTAAGAGGTGGTTCCGGGGCCGTCGCAACCACACGCGAACGGGTTGATGGCGACGGTGTAGAGGCGCGAGAGGTTGCACATCTTCAACGCGCTCCAACCGTCCTCAACGAACAGGGCGGTGAAGCTGTTCGACTGGAGCCCGGCGGAGTCGTAGATGGTGTCGAGTTCGATGACCGGGAGTTCGCCGAGCACCCACGTACCGGCCGGGTACGCGATGAAGTCGGCCTCCGTGGGGAGCGCGTCGAGCGGCGTGGTGCCGCCGGGGAGCCCGGTGGCCGGAGTCGTGGTGTGGGCATCCTGCCACCCGTACACGAAGTGGACCGTGTAGCCGATCTTCGCGAACTGTGCTTGCATCCACGAGTCCGCTTTCACCGGGTCCTCGATGGCGCGGCGGCGCATCACGGAGGCGCGGAGCTGTTCGAGCACCCACGCGGGCACGATGGCCTCCCACTCGCCCGACAGCGACATGTAGGAGTTGTATTGCCCGTCGATCTTCGCGACCTGGAGGCCGTAGAGGAACGACTCGAACGCGGAGTCGTCGTTGCCCGAGTTGATGATCGTGGCGGCGCCGGAGCCGGACGCGATCTGGTTGATGATGCGCGAGTTCGTCTTGTGGAGCTTGACGGCGAGCGCGGCGGAGATGAACGAGTCAACGGACTCTCCCCATGCCCTTCGCTGCAAGATGTCGGCGGTGATGCACAGCCAGTCGACGTTGAGGCACGTCGTGGTGGCGTCGAGGCAAGGCACCTCAACGCACGTCTTGGTGACGCCCGTTTCCAGCTCCTCGCACGTGGCGGTGTTGTCGCCGACGGCGGTGAAGACGGTGGAGAAGTCGAACCCGGTGGCGAACTGGATGGAGCCGCGCGGGATCTGGCGCGTGGGGAGCACGAGGCGCCCGTCAAGCGACCACTGCTCACACAGCGTGTACCAGGATTCGGGGTGGGCGCACCACGCCGCGATGAGCGCGTCACGCGGCGTACCGCCGATGGCGGACATGCGGCCGGTGCGGAGCTGGCGCACCCACTCGTCTTGCGCGGCCGCGGCGATGAGCGCGTTGGCTTCGGCGTCGTTGACGGTGAACTCCGCCAGCTCGGCGGAGTCGCGCTGAATGCGCGCGACGGCGTGCCGCTGGTGCCCGTCCGAAAGCGACTGGACACGCCCGGTGGGGCCGAAGCCGCGGCCGGGGACGGGGGCCATGACGCCCGCGGCGAGGTTCGCCGGGGTCGGCTTGTTGAGGAGCACGGGGCCCTTGCCGCCGCCGGGCGACTGGACATAGCCGCGGAGGCGCCCTTGGACGGCGCCGGACAGGTCGGCGAGGTCGCCGAGCCGCTGGCCGTTGGCGTAGTTGCCGAAGTCGGCGGCCGCCACGAGGACGGGTTCGTTCACGACTTCGGGGGTGTCGGTGCCGACACCGGCTCCGGCGAGGTCGGCCACCGAAGGCGCACCGCCGCCGCCGCCGCCCGACGGGGGTTCCGGGGCGGGGGGCGTCTCCGACTTGATGCGCTCGGCGACGTTGTTGAGGAGGAGTTCCACCGAGCGGAGCACGGCGCGCGAGTCGTCGTCGCCGCCGTCGCCGTCGTCGGCGTTCCCGTCGGCGTCGTCCTCGCCGTCGGCGTCGTCGCCGCCGTCGGTGGCCGCCGGGGCGGTGAGCGACGCGAGCGCGGCGCGGGCGGCGTCGGCGTCGGCGTCGGTGCCCGCGAGCGCGGTGAAGGCGTCGGCGTTCTCATTCGCCCACGACACGAGCTGTGTGGAGTAGGCGATGTCGTCGTTGGAGAACGAGTCTTTCCCGGCGAGTTCGGTGGCGGCGGCGCGTACGGCGGCGTCCCACTCTTCGAGCTGTTCGCGGGTGAAGTCCCCGAAATTCTCGGGGCGCGTGAGCTTACCCATGACGGATGTACTCCGTTCGTGATGCGTGTGTTGGACACGGGACGTTAAGCCGGTCGTCCCCGCTGTCCCAGGCATCACGAGTCGGGCTGTACCGCGAGGGTAACACGGCCCCCCGCGGCCACGCCTCGTTTAGTCCCGCGGGTTCGAGGTGCCGAACAGCCGTTTATGGAGGTTTTGGCAGTATCCCCACACGTCATCGCTGGTCATGTCCTGTGATGGGACCTCTTTCATGACCTCGGTGTGGCAGCGCGTCAAGTCCCCGTCGGTCCCCCACCGGATGCGGGCGCCGCCGGGCCCGATCGTCCAATAGCGTTTGAGCGCTTCGGTGCCGCCCGTTTGGGCGGCGGCGTCCTCCGTGTCGGCGCTGGCGATGAACGCCAGCGCCGCCCGTGCGGCGCGTTCGCTAGACGAGTGCTCCACGGTTCGGTCCTCCATGTCGTGCGATGGCGGCGTTGGCGTTCATCATCGCGTAGTCGATGTGTTCGAGGGCCCGTTCCTTTTCGCGGCCCTCGGGGAGGAGTTGGTTGAACTCGGCGGCGAGGGCGCCGGTGAGCGCGCGCACGCGCTCGTGGGCGTCTACGGTCACCGAGTCGGCCGGTGGGTGGAAGGCGTGGCGGTTGGCGAGTTCGTCGGGGTCGGCCACGGCTACCGCTTCGGTGTCTTGGGGCGCGGGCGGGAGTTGATGGGGACGCCGACGGCGCCGACCTGGCGGCGGGCCACTATGGCGTCGTAGTGGTTGTTGCGCACCACCTCTTCACCGGTTTTGGGGTCCACGAAATACCATTCGCTTTTCTGGCAAGACGGGCAGTCGTTCACTGGTGTCTCCTTACTGTCGGGTGATGGCGGCCAGCGCCGAACGGGACGCGGCCGCGGTGAGGTTGAGGCGGGCGGCTTCGGCAGCGCGCTCGCGGGACAGCTCCTCGCGCACGAGGCGCCGCACCACGTCGTCATCGGCGGCGACGGCTTCGGGCGCGGGGCCGACGGCGGCGATGAGGGTGAACGCCGCGGCGTTGTGCTTGGTGCGGTGGGTGAACCCGGGCTCGGCGTGGTCGAGCGCGAGGACTTCGACCAGCTCGGCGCCGGTGCCCCACGGGCGCCAGTCTCCCGACCACACGCGGCGCTGCAAGACGCGTGGGGCGCCGTCGGGGAGCGTGTCGCGGAGGACGCCCGCCACCCACACCGAACCGGCCTCGTTCTCCCCGATCATCACATCGGCGACGGTGTGGAGGGTGTCGTAGTGGGCGATGGCCGCGGCCGCCGAGCGCACGGACGGGCAGTAGTGGTCATCGATGACGCCGCCGCCGTGGCAGGTGCACCCGCCGCCGACGGCGCCGAGCCCGGTGGTGACGCGCCCGACCTCCAATGGGCCCGCCGCGGTGATGACCTCGTAGCGGTTCGCCACCGCGTAGTTCGAGGGGGACTCCGGCGGCGTCACGCACGAAGCGGGCCACGAGCGGTGACACGCGTTCCGGTTGGTGAGGTGCCCGTAGATGCGCTTGCCTTCGACGCGGTATCCGGGCTGGTAGCCGTCGAGCGGGGGTTCGGTGAACGCGTCGGCGGGGAGCGGTTCGCGCACGGTGGCGTTCGCGGCGGCGATGAGCGACGCTTCGGCCTCATCCCACGGCGGCGTGAGGTCGGTGTCGATGGCGGCGTTGATGTGCTCGTATAGCGCGGCGACGGTGCCGCGGAGCCGCTGTTGCTGTTCCTCGGGGATGTCGGCACCCCCGCGGGCGCCTTGCAAGACGGCCGCAACGGCGATCACGCCCGCGGGGATGATGGTGAGTTCGCCGTCAACGATGTCGGCGAAGCCGAGCTTATAGGCGCCCTTCGTGGCCGCGTCGGCGTCGTCGTCGCGGTAGAGGAACGCCCGCGAGTAGCACGACCAGTTGTCCGCGCTGGCGCCTTCGGTGTCGACTTCGCAGTGACCGGCGACGCGTCCGGCGGCGGCGTCGCCGTCCCACGCGTGGTCGCGGGCGGCTACGGGGAGGTCGGCGTGCCCTTCACCGAGCACGGCCGCCACCATGGCGATGTCGTCCAAGTCGTCGTCGGCGTCGTCGGGTTCGGTGGGCTCCTCGGGTAGGAGCGTGATGGAGGTACCGGTGAACGCGGGCATGGACACCAGCGTCACACCGGGAATGTCGGCCTTCACCACGGCGGCCTCGCCGTTGCCGTTGTCGGCGACTTCGATGACGGCCGGGTCGACGGACGGCCATATGGCGCCTTCGGCGGCGAGCGCGATAGCCTCCGCTACCCACGGCTGGATGCGCTCCATACCGGCGCGGCCGTCGAAGAATTCGCCGGTGGCCGTGATTTCGGCGCCCTCATCCTCGGGGATGTCGATGGTGTAGAGGTTGCCGACGCGGACGGCGCCGTTGTGTGCGGGCACGTTGTCGGGCTGGAAGAATGCCGCGGCCGGGAGCTGGATAGCCGACCACATGGCGTCGGCCATCATGTCGCCGCGCATGTCGCGGTAGGACTGGCCCCGGTGCCCCAGGACCATTGTGAACAGTCGGCCCATGATGTGCTCCTAAGCTCGACGGGCGATGTTGATGGACTGGCCGGGGCGCACGAGGATCGTGGTGCATCGGCACTGGATGGTCTCTTCGGGCGGCCCGAGCGGGTCACCGGGCCACCGCAGCATCGACGGCGGGTCACCGACGGCGAACGCGCCGTCGAGCGCGGCGCGCTGGCCTTCGGCCTTGCGGTGGGAGTCGCGGGTGCGCGTGTCGAACGTTGCCACCCATACGCGCTCGAACGCGCCACCAAGACGGTTCGCGGTCCACACGTGGCCGTCGTAGCGGCCGCCGTTGAGCGCGGCGAGTGTTTCGGTGCGCGCGACGACGGTGGCCCGGTTCTCCCAATACGGTGTCCCGGTGGTGTCGAAGATGCCTTCGATGATGTCGGCCAAGTCCTCGCCGGAGGTGCCGACGGCGACGGCCTTGGCGACTTCGGCACGGACGCGGGCGTACACCTCATCGGCGACGCGCACCAGCATGTTCCGGCGCTCCAAGGCGCGGGCGACGGCGAGCGCGCGGGCGTCGAGCGGGTACGCCTGCCCGGTGACGCGCTCATATCCGGCGTTCATGGTGTCGGTGATGTCCTCGGTGGCGTATTCGGTCATCGCGTCCCACCATGCGGGGATGAGCGCGGGGACCACCGTGGGGTCGTAACGGGATTCCCTCATGCGGTCGCGCACGAGTCCTAGCCAGTCGCGGAGGAACCGCCAGAACGCCCGGAACATGCGCGCTTCGGCGGCGGCGGCGTCGAGGAGCGCGGCGAGCCGTTCGGGCATCCACGGGTCCGGGCCGCGGCCGTTCCACACCGGCGGTTCATCGGGCATGACCGGCTCCGGTGAGGCGCGCGAAACTGAGGACGGCGGCGAGCGCTTCGGGTTCGTGGTCGCGGCCGCGCACGAGGAGTTCGACCGTGTAGGCGTTGAGGGCGCTGGCGAGCTGGTCGGTGTCCACGTCGAGCCCGGCGGCGAGCGCGGGGAGGTTCACCCATACGCCGTCGAGCGCGCGTTGCGCCTGTCCCTTGTTGGGGAGGTTCGCGAGGGTGGTGTGGAGGCGGGCGCGGTCGGCTCCGCGCGGCCATGTGCGGGCGAGGCGGCCGCCCGCGACTTCGAGGGCGCGGTGGACGGCGGTGTTCCCGAGCACGGTCACGGCGGCGTCGGTGGGGAGCTGTGCGAGGAGCGACGCGGTGAGCGGGTCGGAGCCGGTCGGGGCGTCGGGGGCCGCTGGCGGCCCTTGGACGGCGCGGGGCGCGGACTCGACGGCCGGAGCCGGGGCGGCCGGTTCGGCGGTGGTGCCGTCGATGACGACGCGCTCGGTGATGTCGAGTCCGGCGAGGATGCCGAGCGGGCCGGAGGCAAGCTCGGGGTTCGCGACCACGAGTTCACGCGCGAGCCGTTCGGCTTTCTCGCGCTTGTCGGGGGCGTCGTTCTCGGTGAAGTCGCCAGCGCGGAGGGTGGCTTCATCGGAGAGCAACCCGAGTTCGCGGAGTTTCACGGCGTCGCCGAAGCGGTCGGCGCGGACGCGGAGCGGGGTGGTGTCGAAGGCGTAGGCGTATTCGTCGGGGTTGAGGCTGGTGGTGGTGAGCCCGGGGCGGAGGTAGACGGTGGTGATGCTGTCGGCCATGCGCGACAACAGCGGTTCGTAGTGGGTGGTGATGGTCTCTTCGGCGATGCGCCAGAGGTTCCAATGGTTGGTGTTCCCGGCGCCTTCCAGTGTCTCCACGGGGGCGTCGAACGCTTGGGCGAGGGCGCGGATTTTGCGGTCGGAGAGGTCGCCGAGCGCGGCGGACAGCTCCGACCAGAAATTGAGGAGCTTGACTTTCTCGATGTCCTCGCCGGGCACCTTGAGGATGTAGGGAATGATGCTCGACGGGTGCGAGGGGTCGGAGATGACCTCGGAGGCAATCTCAATCAAGTCGTCCATGAGGTCTTGGACGGTGCCGGGGTTGCCGTCTTTCCCGGGGAGCGTGAAACTGTCCGGCACGAACAGGATGCCAGCGCCCGCGAGGCGCGAGTCAAGCTCGGCGGATTCACGTTTCTTGATGGTGTGGAGGATATTGAGGTCGGGGATGGCGGCCCGGAACGGCGAGTCGGACTCACGGGAGTGCATCGGGTGGGGCGTCCACACGCGGGCCACCACGTCCCGTCCCTTGCGGGCGTCGGTGCCGGGGTCCAACTGTGCCTCGCCGCCGCCGTACATCGGCGGCCGGTCGCACAACAACACGCCGTCGGCGCCCCCGCCGCCCTTTTTCTTTTTGAAGTCGAACGGTGACACGACATACCAGCGGTCGCGCGAGCCTTCACCGCGTGAGCCTTCGCCTACCTGGAAGTACTCGCCGCATACGAAGAGGTTGAGCGCGGCGAGCCGGATGTTTTCGCGGCGCCGGTCGCCGGTGCCGAACGGGGACGCCACATAGGGCTTCAACGCGGCGTCGTCGGCCTCCCCGAGGACTTCGCCGGTGTCGGGGTCCAACTTCGCGATGTAGAGACGGCACCGCGAGACGGCGTTCGCAACGGTGTTCGCTACGAAGCGGGCGGCGCCCACCACGTCGTAGAGGCGGTACGCCTCGCGTTGCCACTCCGCCGTCTTGACTTCGAGCTTCGTTCCGGGGCGCCCATACATGGCCGCGCTGGCGGCGACGATAGAGCGGGTGCCGGGCCTCGCCGCCGTCGTGCTCCGTGCCATGCCCGCCCCCCGCGTCACCGGCCTTACCTGGTCTTAACGGCGAGCATACCCGCCGCGAGCGCCAGCGCGGCAACGATGATGCACCACCCGGCGGCGCCGTGCTCGTATCCGGCGGCGGCTACGCCGCGCTCCAAGGGGCCGCCCGCCCACCAGTCGAAGGCGGCGAGGGCGGCGGACACCCACACGCTCACACACCACCCGCAGTTGATGAGGACGGCGAGGGGGCGGGTTGCGCGGCGGCGGTCGGCCCACTCGGTGACGGCGACGCGGGGGCGGTCGGTGATGGAGTCGGTGGTCACGAGGTGCGTGAGGCGCGCGGCCGCGGCGGTGTTGAGCGCGAACCATACGGGGAACACGATGAGGATGGCCCACGCGGGCAATGCAAGCGCTTCGATCATGGGGCAAGCGTACGGCCCCGGGCGGTTGCCCGGGGCCGTCGTTGCTTTGTGGACTAGATGTCGTAGTTGTAGTGGATGGTGGCGTAGCGGTCGGCTTCGGGGCGGGTGAGGAACCACCGGGTGGCGTCGTGGAGGACGTAGAGGCCGTGGTGAACCTCGATACGGAACCCGTTGGGGACGGGGCCCTCGTGGGGGACGGGCGTCATGGTGAGGTGGTGGAGTTCGTAGCGGTAGCCGTCGGCGGTGGTGGCGACTTCGACGGTGGCGCCGGAGCGGGTGGTGGTGTGCCAGTCCAGGTCCATCATGGCGAGTTCGGCGGCTTCGATCATCGTTGTTTCCTCCATCTTGTTTGCGTACGAGTATCGTATCACAAGGGGGGTGGGGGCCTCGCACGGGCCCCCACCTTCACCTACGCCAGCGGCACGTAACCGCTCCCGTAACGCGCTTCGTAGTCCTGTGCGGCCTTCCGCGCGTCCGGCGCGCTGTCGTAGCTTCGCCGGTGCGTCACCACCTCCGAACCTCGGAGGGTCGCCGTGAGCGGCGTGTAGCCGCTGGCGTGCTCGGTGACCCGGTAGAGGTGCGCGTGGCCGTTCGCCTCGAACACGTTCACGCCGCCGCTGGTGCTCACCCACACCCATTCGAGGGGGACCGGTGACGGGCTTTCCACCGCGCGCACCGGCGGGGAGACGGGGCCACCGGCGTACTCGACGGCGACGGTGAGGCCGTCGAGCCGGAGCCCGAGGAGCGCCGCCCACGCGTGCACGGACCGCTCGGCGTCGGGGCCCTTCACGTTGTACGTGTCGCCGTCGTAGTCGTCCACGAGGAGCCACGAGCCGCCCTCGTGCGCGAGCCACGCTTGCGGGTCGGCATCGCGGCCGTGGCCGCCGGTGATGAGCGCGATGGCCTTGCCGGGCTCGGTGTGGTCCAAGTGCGCGTGCACCGACTTGTGGTGGCGCTGGCAGTGATCGGAGCCGAACTCGGCGGCGGCGTAGCACGTGAAGTCGATGCACTTGCCAGCGCCGCGGGCGGCGGCCACGAAGGCGTCCCACGCGGCCGCGGCCGCTTCGCGGGCGCGCTCGCCCCCGTTCTCCTCGTGCTGGTCGGCGGCGAGGCGGTAGCGGAGGCGGGCGGCGTCGTAGACGGCTTCGGGGTCGCTTTCGATGGCGACGGCGAGCGCTTCGGCGATGGCGTAGGTGTCGGCGCGGCCTTCGGCCATGAGGCGGTCCACGAGCGCGGCGTGCGCCTTGCAGTCGTCGCAACCGGTGGAGGTGCGGGCGTACGGGCAGTGGAGGGGGCGCACCTCGCCGGGCATCCACTCGATGCCCGTGGTGGTGCGGTGGGCGCGCGAGCCGTTGCCTTCGTGGCCGCGGGGGCGCGCGCACGGGGAGCCGACGCCGTTGTGCATGATGCGCGCTTCGCATCCGTTCCAGCTCGACGGGTCGGGCGTGTAGGGCTTGCCTTGGGTGGAGGCGTGCCCGGCGGCGGCCACGGCCGGGTCGACGGGGGTGGCGTGCCGTTCGGCGGCTTCGGCGGCGATGGCGTTGAGCGCGTCGAGGGCGGCGATGGCCTCGCGCTCGGAGTCGGCGGCCTCGCGGGCGGCGCGGTGGTTGGCGCTGGCGGCGCGGTACGCGGCGCGGGCGCCCTCGTAGGCGGCGTCGGCGTCGGCTTGGGCGCTGGTGCCTTCGCCTTCGTGGGCGATGCGCATGGCCTCATCGTGGGCGGCGGAGGCGGCGGCGAGGCGTTGCCCGGTGGGTGAGAGGTGGGTATTGGCGGCCTCCGCCTTCGCGTAGGCGTCGTTGATGCGGGCGGCGTAGTCGTCGGCGGTGTCGGTGACGGTGTGCGCTTCGCACCACGCGCTCGATTCGTGGCGGGGTGCCTCGCACTTGAAGATGCGGCACCGGTCGGCGGCTTCGGCGGCGTCGGCGTAGCGGTCGTTCATGCGCTCGGCGTAGTCCTCCGCGTCGGCGATGAGCTGTTCGTTGCGGGTGTTGGTGGCGATGTCGAGCCGCTTGGCGGCCTCGATGGCGTGCCACTGCGCGTCATCGTAGGTGTCGGTGATGGCCTTGGTGGCGGCGCGTTCGCAGTTGGAGCACAGCTTCACACCCTTCCACTTGGCGACATCGTGGAAGGTGTCGATGGCGAGCGCGATGGAGTCGATGGGGTCGCCGTAGACGCTCATGCGGGTGCCGGAGCGGGTGAGGGCGGCGCACGCGCTTTGTGCGTAGTAGGAGACGACGCCGGTGGTGGCGGAGTTGTCGGTGGCGGGGCCGGTGGTGCGCTCGGGGATGCCGTCGAGGTGGGCGGTGCGGGCGTTGTAGCGGATCGTGTACGGCATGGGGTTAACCTCTCTCGTGTTTGCGTACGCGTAGCGTATCACACGTATGGGGAGGGCATGGAAACGGCCCCCCCACCGCCGGTGAGAGGGCCGATTCAGCGCGATCGAATGATCGCGGACCACATTACGCCACGGGCCACCGAAGCGACCGCATCACCGCGCGCCGCGCCTCCAAGCGGTCGCGCTGGCGCTTCGCGAGGGCCCGCCATTCGCGCCCGGCGCGGCGGAGGCGTTCGGGTACCGGCTCGGCATAGGCCGCGTAGTCGTGGGCGCCCAACCGGCCGTCGGCGCGGGCGGCGTGGAGGTACCCGGCGAGTAGCACGGTGCCCTCTTCGATGCGCTGTTCGATGACGCCGTTGCGGGCGGCGTCGGCGTTGCCGTCGCGGGCGAGGTCGGTGAGGGCGTCGGCGAGGTCCGCGATGGCGGGGAGGAGCCGCCACGCGCCGGAGCCGTTGATGGTGGCGAGGTTCGATCGGAAGGTGTCGAGGTGGCGCCATGCGGTGATGGCGTCGCGGTCGGCGTCGCCGAGCGCGTCGATGGAGCGCGCGCCGCGCGGGAACTCGTGGAACAACCGGTAGTGGCGGAGGCCGCCGGAGCCGAGCGGCCAGCGCGCGGCGGAGCGGATGAGGTCTTGCAAGTAGGGGTGGTCGTGGCCGCGCTGTGAGAGGAGCGCGCGTTCGGCGTCGGTGACGCCGAGCGTGGCGAGGCGGGCGAACTGTTGGGAGGTGGGGAACCTCATGGCGGTGATCCCTTCGGCTAGTGGAGGTGGATGAGCGTGTAGCGGAGGCGTTCGAGCTGGTTTTCCGCGTCGGCGAAGCGCGCGCGGATGTCTTCGGCGGCCGTGGTGAGGTCGATGATGTCGGCGCCGACGGTGGCGACGGCGGCGAGTGAGTCGGCGAGGCGGGTGTGGTCGGTGACGGCGCGCGGGAGCACTCTCACGGCGTGTTCGGCGTGGGCGCGTTCGGCGGGGTCGGTGAGGACGGATGCGGCGGTCACGAGGTCGGCGTAGAGGTCGTCGGCGGCCGCTTTGATGGGCAACGCGAGCGCGTCGAGTGCCCCGCCGGACGGCAAGATGCGGTCGGCGGCCGCGGCGGCGCGGATGTAGCGGTTCACGAGCATGTGGTGGTGTCCCTTCGGGGGTGGGGCCCCGCCGCGCTGGCGGGGCCCTGGTGGTCACTGTTCGGTGGTGCGCTCACCGAGGAGTTCGGCGAGCATGTCGAGCGGTACGCGGGCGTTGAACGAGTCGGTGGTGTAGGAGTCCCACACGAACCCGGATTGCGGTCCGAAGCGTTCGCGCCATGCGGCGAGGGTGCGTTCGTAGACGGCGGCGAGGCGGCGCCGCTCGGCGGCTTCGCGGTCGCGCTGGTCGCGGGCGGCGGCGTCCTCGGCTTCGGCGTCCTCGATGACCGCGGACCATTCGCCGATGAGGTGGCGGTTGTCGATGTAGGTCATTTCGAGTCCCTTGGGGAGGGACTTACGGAGCGCTTCGACGGATTCGGGGGTGAGGTGGTGGGGGTCGTCCACCATGGCGAGCCATTCGGTGAGCTGTTCGGGCCCGGTGGCGTCGTCCTCGCCGACGTACCAGGCGGCGGCCTTCACGGCGAGGAATCCCCACGCCGTCGAGGAGTACCCGCCGAGCTTGCCGGGGCGCTTGCCCGGTCGCGGGGTGAACGCGTGGCCCTCGCGCCGGTAGTGCCGTTCCCACATCTGCGAGGTGTCGAGCACGAGCGTGGGCGTGTAGCCGCCGTGTGCCCCGCGGCGGTAGGCGTAGACGGTGCCGGTTTCGATGTCGGCGGACTTCATGGTGTTCCTCTCGGGTCGGGTGGCCGGGCGCCCCCATCGTGCGCCCGGCCGGGGTGAGTGGCTTAGGCGGCCAGTGTGAGCATTCGGCGCTCGACTTCGGCCAGCTCGGCGTTGAGCTGTGCGAGTTCGTCTTGGCGGGCGGCGAGGGTGCGGTAGTCGGTGAGGTCGGTGGTGTCGAGGAGTTCGCGGGCGGCGGCGACGCGCTCCATGGCGCGGGCCATGACGCGCTTGTAGTAGTCGGTGGCGACGGTGCGGGCGAACGCGCTGGCGATGCGGGACACGTAGCGCTTGGCGACGGCGACGGCGCCGGGGATGAGGGCGTAGGAGCCGCGGGTGATGACCTCGCGGAGTTCGTTGCCCCAGCGGTCGCGGCCGCCGCCGATGCGCCACGCGATGAACCACACGCGGCCTTCGCCGTGGTCCACGGTGACATCGGCGACGACGCGGGTTTGGGAGGTGGGGGTGGCGAAGTAGGTGCGGTTCCAGTAGCCGGGGTGGTCGGTGTTCCAGGGCTTCGCGGTGGCGATCATGACGGCGGCTCCATCCTTGTTTGCGTTGGCATAGCGTATCACGCGGGAGGTTGGGGCCCATGCCCGGGGGTGGGGTGTTACGCTAGCCTCACGCAAACATAGGAGGTTCCCCATGAAGGTGTCTTTCAGGCACGATGACAACGGGCCCGGCGTCGCCACCTACGCCACCGAGTGGCACGAGCGCGACGGCGTCCGTTTCTACCGGCGCATCATCGTGGAGCGACACTTCACGCACACGCCGATGATGCGCCGTGAAGTGAGCATCTACCGCGTCGTCGTCACCGAGCACGACGACAAGGGCGGCTCGCGCACCCTCCGGCCGGGCCGCGCCATCCACACGTTCGCCGCCGCCCTCGAAGCGCTCGGCGCCGAGCTGCAAACGGCCATCCGCGACGGACTCGCCACGAAGTCCGACATGGAACGCATCCCCATCGCATAGGATCATGGCGGCGCTCGCGCCGAACCGGTTGAGGTTGTGTTGCTGAAGGGCCCCCGACGGGCAAGCGGGGGCCCTTCGCCATGCCCGCCAGCGCGGCCGTGGAGCCGCGCGCACAGCACGGCGCCCCCGGGAGTTCCCGGGGGCGCTGTGGATGTCTTAGAGGCGGACTCCGGCGCGTTCGAGGGCGGTGGTCCACCGGCGGTAGGCGGCGCGCTCGCGGGCTTCGGCGGTGGCCGGGTCGGCGGCCGCCCACAAGCGGTCGTGTGTGAGGGCGGTGAGCTGGTCGGCGGTGCCGGTGATGCGGAGGGCGCCGCGGGTGACGGCCACGGCGGCGAGGCCGTCGAGCGCGTCGGTGTCGGCGAGGATCGTGCGGAGGGCGGCGGGGAGCGTGACGGTGACGGTGGGGTCGGCGTTGTCGAACTCGCCGTCGAGGTACCGGCGCCACAGCTTCGACGCCGCGGCCCACTTGTCGATAGGCCACATGCCGTCGGCGTGGAAGGTCTTGGACAGCGCGGTCATGTCGTCCGAGTCGGCGGCGTCGAGTTCGCGCATGATCGTGAGCTGTTCGGGGGTGGCGGGGGCCTCTTCGGGCTCCTCTTCGGTGTCGGCCGGGGCGGTGTTGTCGAACTCGCCGCGGAGGTAGCGGACCCACAGTGCCCATGCGGCGTTGTCGGCGTCGGCGTTGCCCATGCCTTCGGCGCGGAAGGTGTCGCACAGTTCGGAGTAGGCGCCTTGGGATTCGGCGGCGATGGCGTGCACGAGGGCGATGCGCTCGGGGGTGGCGGTGTCGGTGATGTTCATGGTGTGACCTCTCTCGTTTGCGTACAGGTATCGTATCACGGTGGCGGTGGTGGCCGTGCACGGGGGCCCGGCCCCGGCGACGCCGGGGCCGGGCTGGTGTCCCTACTGGCCGTTGTCGAGGATTTCCACGTCACGGGAAAAGCCGCCGTCGGCGCGCTCACCGGCGCGCTCGCCGGGGATGTAGCCGCGGTGGGGCTCGGGGATGGCGACGCGCACCAGTCCGACATAGAACCCCTTGGCGGCGTTGTTCGCGCGCGCTTTCTTGGGGTCGCGGGCGGCGGATTCGTTGAACCATCCGATGATGCGCGAATCGGCGTCGTCGCTTTCGAGGAGCGCCCACGACCAGCCGTAGCGGGTTTCGAGGTACTTGGCGGGGATGAGGTTGCCTTCAAGGTCAAAGATGGCGTGGTAGTCCCATGACCAGCCCTGGCGGGCGAGGCGCGCGAGGTGGTGGTAGCGGTTCGCCATTTGGCCCGCGGCCCACTGCGACATGAAGCCGTCGGTGTCGCAGCGGTCGTAGGACTCTTGCTGGCGCTTGTAGCAGTCGCGAGCCTTCGCGGTCCAGTACTCCGCGCCTTCGAGGTCGGGGGTGAACCGCTCCGAACGCGGGTATTCCTTCACCTCGGGTTCGGGCTCGGGGGCGAAGTCGATGTTGTAGTGGAATTCGATGGAAGCGAACATGCCCGGGTCGGTCGCTTCGAGCGCTTCGATGGCGGCGATGAGCTGGGCTTTCGTCATGGTGGAGCGCCGGTTGATGCGAGCGCGGATGGCGAGCTGGTAGATGTCGGACTTGGTGAGGACTTCGAGGTTCATGATCTTGCCTTCCATCTTGTTTGCGTACTGGTATCGTATCACGCGCGTTTGAGGGGTACGCAGCGGGGCCCCCACCGTCACGACACGGCGGGGGCCCCTATCGGGAGGCAGGCTCTACACGCTGCTAGTACCTCGGAGCGGGCTCGTGCTGAGGCGCGCGCGGTAGCTCGCGGCCGCCGTGCGCCGGTCGCGGGCGAACGCCGCGGCCATGTCCGCGCGGGCCCGGTCAAGACGCGTCGCCAGCGCGGACATGAGGTCGGCGTGGTGGTCGATGCTGGTGTCACGGGCGGTGAGCGCGGCGCGGTGGAACGTGTAGTGCGTGACCACGAGGAGGAACGCGGTGTAGGCGGCGGGTGCAAGGTGGGCGATGCCGTAGCGGGTGTCGGCGCCGTCGGCGACGGCGGCGGTGGTGTTGAGCGCTTTGAGGTAGTCGCCGGTGGCGTCCTCGCGTGCGGGGCCGTAGAGGGTGGCGTGGGCAGTCTCGATGTCGGTGAGCGTGTCGAGGAGCCCGACGGCTTCGGGGTAGAGCCCGAAGATGGCGAGGTGCGATGAGGCGCGCTCGGCGTCGATGGCGGCGAGGTGGCGTTCGCGCGGCTGTTGCACGGTGTCGGCGCGGGTGATGGCGTCGCCGTAGCGGGTGAGCGCGGTGCGCATGGCGTCGGCGTACTCGCCGTGGCGGGCCGGGTCGGTGTGGCGGGTGTCCATCCGGTCAATGAAGTGCTTTTCGAGGACGGTGAGCGCGGTGTCCAGTTCGGCGTCCGTCATGGCCTCGTGCTCGGGGTGGCCGCCGGTGGCGGGTCCGTCGGTGGTGCGGGCGTTCTGTGTGCGCACGATGGAGGCGTATTGCACACGGAGGGCGGCGGCGCCGTCGGGGAACGCGGTGTCGGTGTGGAGGGTGGCTCTAGGAGCCTGATAGATGGTCATGTCGTGCTCACTTTCCAATCGGTTCGCGGATGAGGATGTGGAGGCCGGTGGCGATCATGGTTGAGCCGTAGCCGAGCACGCGGGCGGCGGAGATGTCCTCGGGGGCGGCGCCGCGCTGTTCGAGGATGGTGATGGCCGCGGCGCGGGCGGCGTCGATGTCGGCGAAGTCGGCGGCGTTCGGCGAGTCCAGCAACTTGTATCGCGTGTAGGCGTTGGTGTAGCCGCGCATGTTGCGCTCGTGCTCGGTGGTTTCGGCGTTCATGATGACCAGCGCGACGGGGCCGGTGTGGCGGACGTGGGCGAGGTAGTCGCGGGCGAGGATGGCGCGGGTGGTGTCGAGTTCGTCGGTGATGCCTTGGAGTTCGCGGGTGCGGTCGGGGGCGTCGATGTCGGGGGCGCCGGTGAGGAGCGCGTAGTGGTGGGCGTCGGCAAGGTAGGTGCCGAAGGCATCGCCGACATGGCCGCCGAACGCGCCGATGAGGGCGTTGATGGTCTTGGCGAGCCGTTCGGCTCCGGCACCGGAGGTGAGCGCGCCTTCCACGTCGTCCAGGGCCGAGAGGATCGGGTGGGCTCCCGGGAACGTGACCAGCGTGCCAATGTAGGCGGCGGCGCGGCCGGTGCCGGAGGTGGCGAGGACGCGGGCGGCGGCGGGGGAGCGGCCGCCGGGCTCGGGTCCCCACCGGTGGAGGGTGCCGAGCGTGGCGGTGAGTGCTGCGGCGGCGTGCCGGTGGTATTCGTTCACGGCCCATGCGAGGGCGTCGGTGAACTTGCTTTCGGCGGCGGCGCGGGCGGGGGTGTCGGGGGCGATCCGTGCGAGGGACGCGGTGATGCGTTCGAGCGCGGCCGTGCGGTCGGCGGCGGTGTCGTAGCGGGCGGTGTGGGTGGGGCCGAAGTGCCCGGGGTAGGCGTCGCGGACGCCTTCGTGGGCGATGTCCTGGATTTGGATGAACAGCGCTTCGACGGCGGTGTGGGCGGCGGCGGTCAGCCCGAAGGCGTCGTGCTCGGTGTCGTTCATGTCAACCTCTCTTGTTTGCGGATATCTATCGTAACACTTCGCTGGTGTGCGGCCTGTATCGCCCCTACCCGAGCGGGGAGAGGCCGCCGCGAGGCAGGCGCGCGCCGCGGCCGGGCCGCGATGCCGCCGCCGGTGTCGCGCCCATGGCGTCGACCCAGTAGGCCATGACCACGGCGTCGCCGTAGTCGGGGGAGCGCCCGAGCCGCCGTATCAGGTCCTCCTTTTTCTCCATGCGGAGCTTCGGGGGGATGCCCGTGATCGGTTCCAGCATCTTCGGCGTGGTGAGGTCGGCGGTGAGCTGTTCGTGCGGGGGAAGCATGAGGGCGGCGCCGGTGTCGGGGTTCAACAGCTCGCGGAGATGCCAGTAGGCGGCGGTGCGGGTGTTCGCGAACCCGAATGACCGGTCGGCGGTGCGGCGCTTCGTGCTGGCGCTCCCGGTGTATTTGATGACGCGGTACCCGAGTTCATCGAGGCGCGAGGCCACGCCCGAGCCCACCCCGATCATGTCGACGGCCACCGGCGCCGACTTCGCCTCCGCCTTGCGCACCGTGTTCTGTACCTTCGCCGTCACGCCCATCACGGAGTTCCCTTGCGTGTAAACGAGTTCGACGGTGTGCACGCCGACGCGGCGCGCGATCACCGAGGAGTCGGCGCCCGTGGTCGCCACGTCCACGCCGTAGGCGGGGAGCCCGTCGGCGACGGGCGAGCCGACGGCCTCCCACGCGGCGCGCTCGGGGTGGTCGGCGGCCACGTCACCGGCCGCCTTCGGGCGCCCGACCTCGCGCCACGCGTGCCAGCGCTCCATAGCCGCCTCCACCCACGACAACGGGATGATCGCGTTCTCATCATCGGCGGCGAACTCGCCTTCCACCTGTTGGCGGTACAGCGCCGAGTCGGTGCCCCAGTACTGCGCGCGGCGCTCCACGGAGGCGGTGGAGACGCGCCCGGCGGCGAGCGCGTCGGCCTTGGTGACGTGTACGGGGCGCCACCCCGGGATGCGGCCCTGGTGAATCTGATAGAACCGCCCGGCCGGGGGGCCCGGGGTGGAGAGTGCGAGCACGTATTGACCCTCTTCGCCGGTGAGTGAGCCTTCGAGGGCGTCGAAGATGGCATCCGGTACCGACTTCGCCTCATCGATGATGATGAGTAGCTGGTCGGCGTGCGCGGATTCGATCATGTCGGGGTTCCGTGCAACGGCGGCGAAGGCGGCGCCGTGCGGGAGCTGGATGGCGGCGGTGAGGAGTTCGCGTTCGGGCCGGAGCGGGAGGTAAAGGCCGCCGACGCGCGGCGCCCACTTGTGCACTTCGGGCCACAGCGCCCGGTAGAGGTGCCGGAACACGCCCGCCGTCGTCAATATCTTCCAGTCGAGCCCGAGCGCTTCGCGGGTGCGCGCGAACCAATGCACGGCACCGGCGGCAATCGTGGTCTTGCCCATGCCGCGGGGTCCGCGGACAGCGGCGCGGCCGTGCTCGGCGAGGGTGTCGAGCACGTCGAGTTGATACGGCGCCCACGTGCGGCCCGGCGGCATGGTGATGCACTCGGTACAGAACGCCGACGGCCGCCGCGCGTACAGCTCGTGGCGCTCCCGGGAGGCGGCGCCCCGCACGTGCGCGGCGCGCTGTTCGAGGTCGGCGAGGAGTTGCAACCGGCCGAGCTGTGTTTGCGCGAGTTCGAGGCGCCTACGGAGTGTCTGTTCCATCGGTGTCCGGGTCGGTGGTGTCGTGCTCGGCGAGGAACGCCGACAGCTCGGCTATGCGCGCCTCCACCGCGTCGAAGCTCACTTCATGCTTGACGGGCTGGTCAAGGCCCATCATGCGGGAGCGGTGCGCGGAGATTTTCAGTACCGTCTCGACGGCTTTGAGCGCCACGGCCGGGTCACCGTTCCCGGTGTGCTGCCATGCGATCGTCTGGAGGGTGTCGAGCCGCGCCAGCTCGACACGGCGCGCGGTGTCTACGGTCTGTTCGTTCTCCGCGGCCACGGCGTCGAGCGCGCGGTGGTAGTCGGCGTTCGCGTGCTGGCGGGAGCCGTAGCCGAGCGCGTCGGCGATGTACTGGAAATCATGGCCTTGGAGCCGGAGTTTGAGGTTGCGTGTCTGGCGCTCGGCGCGTTCGGCTTCGCGCTGTTCGCGCTCGGCTTTCGCCGAGCGGCGCGCGCGCGTTGACTGGCGCTTGACGCCGCCCATGCCGACCTCCCCCGATGGTGTGGTGCCGCCCCCGGGATGAGGCGGGGGCGGCGTGCGGCCCATGCTACCCGCCGGGTGTGTGAGTGGGGCCGGACTGCGGGCCCCACCAGCGATGTGTTACGGTACTCGTGCGCAAACAAGAGAGGAGTTAGTCATGTGGACTAGCGAAACTGAAGCCGAGTACGCCGACTACATGGAGGGCATCGAGCGCCAGCGCGGCGATGAGTCCGGCCCCGGGCTCCTCGTGCTCATCGACGCGGGAGAGCTGGACATGGACGCGCTGGCCGCGCTGTTCTCCTAGACGCACGACAGCGCCCCCGGGGGTTCCGAATCCCGGGGGCGCTGTGATGCACTCAAATGAAGCGTCGTCACCATAGCGAAGCGGCCCCGAACCGGACGGTTCGGGGC